TCCCACGCTGCGCGGAGATCGAACCGCCAAACGTTCCGCTTTCAACGACTTTGTCGACTTCCTGCACAAAGAACGTCACGTAAGTGACGCGCAATTAAACAACTGGACAAACCCGTATGCCTGACGTCACGCAGACTACTGTTACAAAGACCACGCGGGCTGGTTCCCGCGGTAAACTAATCCTGTGCCCACACTGCAACAACGAAACCAAAGTCTTTCATTTCTCCTGGCTTGGGCTCATCTGTCAACACTGCAAAGCCTCGGTCCCAAAGTACGAATGGCTCCTAACAGACAAACCTGTTAACAAGATCACAATCAAACTCGACGAAGACACTTGGAGAGGTCTGCTGTTTCACCTGCGTGACACAGTCGAGCACATTCCAGTCTCAAACGTTGAACCAGATCCTTGGGATTGTGTGACCGAAATGATCAATGTCTTAGAAAACAACCTCCGTAAACATGACTGACAACAACCACCCGATGACTCCGCCGCTGGAATTACTCAAATACTGGGAAGACCAACATTTCGAGGAAGGTGAAAATTACGATGTAATGCTGATTCAGGCTTACCAAGCTGGGGCTGATCAGGAATTGGAGGCGTGCTGTGAGTGGCTTAAAGATACCGCCCACGTTGGTATCGATTTTGAACTGATCAATGCCCGCCGCCCCAAGCCGCTGAGCCTGAAGAAAGTGGCGTATGACGCTCTTGACACTTACATTTACGGCAACCCTGATCCCAAAGACAAAGAGCGTACCTACAACGCCATCCGCCGCGCTCTGGAATCCCTGCCCGATTAGTAAGAATCGTTAGTTGCTCCGATGACTTATTCTCAACGCGCTGTTCTCGCAACCATTTTGTTTGTTCCTGTACTCTTTGTTGCTCTTGCAATTTGGTGGATTCCGCAGAAATGGCAAGCTTGCGGGAAGCTTTACGATAACCTGCCCGCCAAGATCATCTGCCTTAACTCAAGCAGCTAAGCCCAGCATCCAACATCACTAAACACCATGACTGACTACAAACAACTGTGTGCTGAGTTAGTTGAAGCTTGGGATGAGCTTCCTTGGCAATACGACTGGAAGGGCAACCTCACCGGGCTAGACGGCTACCCGCCTGACAACAGCGCTATTGAACGCGCCCGCGCCGCCTTAGCTGAGCCCGATCTAAAGACACCAACGGACAAAGAATTGGCGGAGCTGTACCGCAAGTCGTATTACGAGTGCGAAAACAGACAAGGTGATGCAGCGCAAGTCTTTGCCCTTCGCGCCGTTCTCGCCCGCTGGGGCAACCGTCCGGGATCTCCAGATAGTTCAACCCAGCCCTCTTAGTCCGATCAACTAACACCATGACTGACCAATTTGTTAACGCCAACAAAATGGTGCCGCCACGTGAGCTTATTGAACAATGGGCTCAAGAAAAGTGCTACAACGAACGCGACTGGCTTTACGAGATCCACATAGCAAACCGTGCTGCTGCATGGGGAGCTGACCAGCAACTAACAGCAGATGCGAAATGGCTGGATCACAATGCCTTGAATGAACCTCACCTAAGGATCACCCCAGTGGGAGAATCATTGAAGGAAGCGATGCGTCCAAAAAGTGCAAAGGAGCGGGCATTACACGATCTTCATGCTGCTTATAACGCGGATCAAATTGATGACCTTACTTACCAAAATATCCTTTGCGCTTTGGGCCAGCTTGCTGGCTAACTTTACCAACACAAGTGAAAGCGACTAATCACCATGACTAACCAATTCCGTGTGGCTGGACAAGACCTTCAGCCCAATTCCATCATCCTTAACACAAGAGACACCAAGGAAATCGCCAAGTTTACTGAAGACGGTTTCTACTACAAAGGTGAGTTTGTTGATGACGCCGGAGAGGTGCATCGTTTGTTCAAAGAGGTGATGTATGAAATGCAACACAGCAAGTGGAAAGATTTGTGTAAAGATCTTGTAAATGATCTTGCGTGGTGGCTTGAAGGTAATTGCAAGCCTTCAGATTATCCTGACAAAGAAGAAGCTAGTTTTCAATTATTAAAACGCGCTGAAGGCGAGTTAAAACTTGATGAATCTATTAGTGGAAAGGACTAATGACTGACCAACAACACCCGATCACCCCACCGCCGGAGCTGGTGCAGCAGTGGTACAACGAGTGCCCTGAAGCGAACGAGGCTTCCCTTCCTTACGTCGCCACCCAAGCCGCCCGCTGGGGCGCCGACCAGGAGTTGCTGGCTTGCGGAAAATACCTTGAGAAATGCGCTGCTTGGGAGGAGGAAGATGTAACCGAGATGTATAACTACCTCCGCCCCAAGCCTCCGAGCTTGAAGGAGCAGGCGCTGTCCGACTTTGACGGCCTCATGTCAGAGCTTGATGGCGCGGGGAACTACAGCAACTGCGCGGAGCGCATCCGCCGCGCACTGGAGCAACTCGATGACTGACCTTTCTCCCGCCGCCCGCGCCATCGTGGAGGCGTTTGACGAGCGCTACGAGCTTCTCGGCCCGCTGGAAGGCAACTGGCAGGAGGTCTGCCTAGCCGCTGCGCTGACCGCTCTGGCCGTGCGCATCAAGGGCGCTGACAGCATCCGCCAGGACTTGCTCGACATCGTGAACGAGTTGGAGGGTGCGCAATGACCACCGATTTCCGCGCTCTGTGCGTTGAGCTGACCGACTGCTTGGAGAAGGCCGACTGGCCGCACCGCTACAAGGTAGTGTTCCAGCAGTGGATGGACATCGCTCACGCCGCCTTGGCCGAGCCAGATGGACCGGCTGTGTCCGACGACAGGGAGCCGGCCTCTGTCATTCCCCATCTTAATCAACAACTTCACCGTCGAGCCACAGTCCTTCTAATTCGCAAGGTGATTGAACAAGCTCTCCGCGACACTGCATCAGTTCAATGGCGGGTGGCTGATACCGGCGAGCAACTTGTAAGAGCCACTGATCTGTTGGCGTGGGCAGAGCACATGGAAAAACAAATGCAGCAGCTCGATGACTAACCTCACCCCGCTAAGCCCCGCCGCGCAGGCAGTGCTCTACGCCACGCACAAAGCGATGGCTGAGCAACAGACTGCCCTCAGTGGCGTTCCTGATTACCGGCAGGTTGCCGCCGCCGCCCTGCGTGCTGCTGCGGATCAGCTTGGCGAAAGCCGTGCTCCAGGTGCCGAGTTTGAGGATTTGTACCCACGCATCATCGAGGTAGACGATCTTCTCGCCATCGCTGACGAACTTGAAGCCCAGTAGTCAAACCCATTCATGACAGACATCACCTTCTACAAACTCGACGCAGCCTTTGCGTCTTTGAAAAAGTTTGACCACTTAGCTAAAGATCACGACTTCATCGAAGTATCGCTGTGGAATAACGGCGAAGGCTTTGACGTACATCTAAGTGCCCATGGTGATCAATCTTTCAAATTAACCTGGGGAGAATACAAAGCACTTAAGAAACTTGTCAAAGAGCTGGACAAATGAAGCGACAACTGTCCCCAGCCGCGCAAACGGTGTGGAGTGCGTACGAATCCATCCTGGAGGACGAGTGTGTAGTTACGACAACCGACAGGAGAGCACTCGCCGCCGCCATTCGTGCTGCTGCAGAGCAATCAGTTCCTGACGACAGCGAAGGACACTATGTGTATCTACCCAACCTCTTTGAGATTGCAGATGAACTCGAAGCTAACTGTAAAACCCAGTAAAACACTCCTAAAACAATCAAGATTCTCAATAAAAGTTGTTTATCAGGAATCCAACTGAAACCCGTCGAAGACTGTTTTAATTCTCCGCACCGCATGTCCCACCGCTCCCGATTTAATCTCTGCCTAGTGCTGGCTGCTGTATGCTTTGTGCTAACAGCGTGCACACCGGCCTTCCCCTGGAATCTTATCTTTACGATCTCAGGAATTCTCTGCCTGTACGCTGACGTTGTTTTCAAACACAGATGATCATGTTCCCCGAAATCGAACTAACTGCAGATGAGTACAGACAAGCTTTCAGAGATGAAGTAGCTGTCCAAATCTCACCAAAGCTCATCCATCTTCTATTCGACGACAAGTTTAAAAGGGAAGCCCAGTTTGCTGGCCTTGAAGTCGACGAACTTCTCGTAGCTTACATTTGGCAGTTCACCGACAAACTCTGGGAGGGACGCTGACAATGCTTACACCTCGTTTCTATAAGCTCTTCGAAGAAACAATCGAAGCTGGTGTGCATCGCGGATACCACCGGGCACGTAAGCACACAGAGAATCCAACGGACGAAGCAGTGGTCGACTCCATCGTTAACTGCGTCATGGGTGAGCTACATGAAAACTTTATCTTTCCTGATAACGACTAAACTCAAAACCAAATCTCTAAACAAATGAAGACACTGGTAGCCTTAGCGGCGCTCGTACTAACCACGTGGGGCTCTGCGGCAAACGCACAATCGTACGCAACAACTTGTACTCGCGATCCGAATAGCTCAGTCAACCTGCGCAACGGTCCTAACCGCAACAACTATGTAATTGCATCCATCCCCGCAGATTCTTACGTTCGCGTGCTCACTTGGGTATGGGGAGGAGACGGCATGCGTTGGTACAAAGTCGAGTACAACGGCCTAGTAGGTTGGCAACGCTCAGACTACCTTTGTCGTTAACAATGTTACGTAAAGTAGTCTGGGTTGGCGTCGGCGTTGCTGCTTTCATGGCGGCATCCGTCGGGGTTAGCTTGTTGGGTATGGTTGTATCCGCCTTGGTGCCGGGTGCATCTCCCGACCGAGAGGGCAGACTTGAACCTTCTCCAGAGGAAACAGCAAGAGCTGAGTGGCTGAGGAAGAAGGGCGCGTCTCAAGAGACTCAGCCTTCGACACAGTCAACAGAAACATCAGATAAACCCAGCGAATCGGAACCCCAACCCGAAGAGCAGCAACCAGCTCCCCAACCTAAGGAACCCGAGCGGTCAGCTCCTCCCCCTGTGGTTTCTCCCACGCCCCCGAGGGCGCCGACTGGGCCAGGTAACTTGGACGCTCCGTTCGATCCTCCGCCCCCGCCGGCTCCTCAAGTCGGTCCAGGTAATCTCTAATGAAAATCAGAATGTTTGCGATCATTGGAACAGTGGCTGGTGTAGTCACTGCTGTTGGGCTGCATCAAGGTGCGCAGCTTATTGCGCATCACGACGCACAAGAAGAACATCTAAGGCAAATGATGTACGCTCAAGTATCCCCGCTTGAGCAGACGTCAGGTCCAGCAGCATCACAACTGCCTGAAGGTTTGATGCCTTTAGATGCAAGTCCGTTGCCTGGTGTTCCTCAAGAACCGGGATCGGCAACGCCGTCCATCCAGATACGGCCTGGAGTGAGTCCGCCGCGGACGAATACAAGCACAAAAGCGTTTTTGATACTGAAGAAGACAGATAAATTAGTTAAAGAAACCAAAGATCCTATTTGGTCGCTTGAACTCGTCAACAATCAAAACGTAGTTCTAGAGACTATGCCGGCATTGACGGGCCGAGCTAATAGACAGACAGCTAATCGAAATACAGCAGGAAACAAATCTCCGCTACCCAAAGGAACTTACAGAATTGATCGAACAGGGGTAGCCTCAGCTCCTTTCGACGACCCGGAATTAGGTAGAGGTTACTGGGTTCCTGTTACGCCGATGTTTACCACGGGGCGATCAGCCTTGGGCTTCCATCAGGATCCGAGCTGGGGAAAACTAAACGGAGAGTCAGGGACTAGTGGCTGCATAGGACTACCGTCCGCCGAGGCAACAATTAAACTGGTCACTTGGATTAAACACTACAACATCACGAAACTTGTAGTGGAGAGTTAAGCATCAGGTAAAGGAAAAGCCCGAGTTCGCTCGGGTTTTTTTTTATGATAGGAGGCGCAAATTACGTTAAGTAGCTCAATTAAATAAAAACTTTTTATTAAGTGCAAGTTAACCGAACTGATGTACGAAGACGTACAGAAGTCACAAGCAAACCCAAGCAACTACGTAAAGTAGCGGAGGCTACAAAAGAGTAGCTATAGTTCGGAAAGACCAAAACGAGCGCTGATGCCAAACCCCGGTGAAACCAAGCTGCAAACATTCGATGTCTTCTCGAAGGCTCATCGGAAAGAGTGGAGATTCAGCGGGTCTGTAGAAGCTCGTAACCCACGTGACGCTAAGTACGTATTCATGCAGATGAATCAGATCGCAAACCCCAATAGCGTCGCCGTCTATCTAAAACGCTGACTCACCGCTTCCCTCGCGCCTGGTGGCTGCCCTGTGGGCATGTGCGGAGTTCGATTCTCTCGGCGAGGTCTCCAGGATCGTAAAAGCACTGAGTGTGCTAGTATGCTCTCGGTGGCACCGACCGAACAAAACGTGGTGCACACACCCTTACCAACATCAACATGACCATCAAAACGACCGACCTCGTAGAGCTCGGCGCCATCGCTGCCGAAGCTTACGACGAGTGCGATACCGCACTGAAAGCTCTGAACGAATCTTTCGGAGCACCGTACGAAGCCGCGAAAGACAATCTGCTCCGCGATGTGACCGCTGCGGAAAACGCAGGTCTCGATCTGTCTGTGTTTTCCGGGGATAAGAGCCGCTTCCGGTTCCCCGAGCACAACACCAACATTGTTGTCCGTATCAGCCGGGTTCCCACGTCGCACGACAAACTGGAAAAGCTATCCGCAAAGGTGAACAAGCTGGAGCAAGAGCTGAAGGTTGCAAAAATGCAGCTCAAGCACGCCGCCGAAGCTCTTGTGCTTACAGGCGAGTGCGATCAGACGACCGACAAAATCGTTCTTGCCTTCACGCGGCTTAAGAAGTAGGGAGCAGCTCAGGCAACTGTGTGAACTGCTTGCATTTTCCTGGCGATCGAGCTAGGGTTTCCCAGAGCTAAAAAGCTGAGCCCCCTCCAGGCGAGGGGGTTGCTTCTTAGTCGCAACATCAACACCCTGTAACTAACACAAATGACCTCGCATTATCTGCTTGCTTGTTCGATCTCTGCCGATGTAAGGCAGTCAGTGCAAATTAAGTTTGACGATCTCAAGTTGCCGCAGTCGGTAATTGAAACCCTTGAACAAAACAACACCGTCAGTCTTCGCCCGAATCTTTCGAATTCCCTCAAAGCAGAACTGGATGCACTTCGTGTCATGCAGCGTGAACTGTATGACAGCTATTGCATTCATTACGGCGATTCTCACTTTGTCACTTCTAACTATTTTCAGTGCGCTAACGCTCTGATAAAGGACATCCGTAAAGCTGCGAAAGAGGCTAACGAGAGGCTGAAGGATCTCTGGCAGGAAGAGTACGACGCCTGGCATCAGACTGCGTATAACATTCTGCGTCCTTTATTCAAGGAAGATGATGAGTTCCGTCTAGCTCACGAAGCTTACCTGCGGTTATTTCCCACACAGGAAGAATACCGAGCGCCTATCCGCGTGTCGGTCCTGGGACCTTTGCCAATCTCTCTTGAGAAAGTCGACAAACCAATTGAAGGAGACCTCGCTTCCCTTCTCGCCTACGAAAACCAGATCAACACACAGCAAGTTTTAGAAGCGGCGAGAAACAACGCCGCCGATAAAGCTCTGCAAATCAGCGCAGAATTGTTGGACGATCTGGATGTTCGTGGTTCGCACAAGATTGGCAGACAGCAAACCGGTTCGCCTAAAAAGCGGGGATCCTGGCAGCTGACGGCAGAGAAGCTTCAGCTCATAAGCGACTCCGTCCCTGGCTTCGAAAAACTGGCTGACCTTGCGGCCGAGCTTCTGGACGCAGGCACGAGAATCCAAGCTGATGATCGAGCCACGCGGCAGAAGGCGGCAGAAGATTTCATCAACGTTCAGCAAACAATACGCGACGAACTGGAAGGAATCTGCGGAGACAGAGATGCGTCTAAAGGATTAGAAAAGCTCAAGAAGTCCCTAGCACTCTCCTCTCAGTACAAAACTCTATGTGAGCGCATCAACGCTGCCGAGAATGTCGGCGCCCTTAATCTTTTGGTCAAAGATGCAAACCTGGAACTAGACATTTATGCACAGCGTTCCAAGCAGCTCAAAAAACTCATCAACCAGCGCAAAGAACTCATCGGCGAGGCTGGCGAAAATCTAGATGAACTTCTGTCGGAACTTACAACTCGCCCCCAAGAAACAGAAACCGAGCAAACAGAATTCAAAGCTGCCGAGGTGGACTTCTAATGGATCGACTTGTTTACGTAATCGAGTCACCCAAAGGATATTTATGTGACATCGAGAGGTACACGCCTGACATTCTCGAGGCCGTAACTTTCGTCGAACACGATACCGCCGTCAAAAAACTGGCGGCTCTGGCTAAATTCCTGATGACAGAGTGCAGGGTAAACATGCACTGCATTCCTTTTCCCCATCCAGTCGGTTACAAACCCCAATCAACAAAGTCATGAACGATCAACTTTTCACCAAACTGCAAAACTTCCGCGGCGCACTGGGCGCAGCACATCTGGAACGCGGTCCAGTTATTGACGGATTGCTTGCATCACTCCTGAGTAAGCAGAATGCTTTCCTTCTGGGTGTGCCTGGTACGGGCAAATCAGATCTCGTGCGGAGCGTATGCGGAGGCATCACCAGCGCTAACTATTTTGGCTACTTACTCACCCCCACAACGGATCCGTCGGAGGTGTTCGGTCCAGTTGCGGTGACTAAACTTCTCGCCGATGAATACACCCGTGACACCGAAGGTTACCTACCGACAGCGCACATAGGATTCCTGGATGAATTATTCCGGGGATCCTCTGCCATCCTGAACTCCTTGCTCACTCTTCTAAACGAGAGGACATTCAACAACGGCAAAGAGAACATCAAGACTCCCATTCAATCGATCATCGCCGCGACTAACAGCTGGCCAGACGAAGAATCGCTGCAAGCTTTCGCTGATCGTTTTCTGTTCCGCCCGACAGTTAACCTCCTGCAGAAACCAGTGTCTAAGCGCAGGCTAGACGCATGGAGTCTGGGTCTCGAAAAACGGCCTGTTGTCGGGGAGCATCTGACCCTCGCTGAGTTGGCTGAGTTGCAATCTGAAGCTGATCAGATCTCCGTGTCGGATGAGTTCCTGGATAAGTTCAGTTCTGTGTGGGAGATGCTGGGGACACGAGCGATCACAATCAGCGACCGTCGCCGCGTTCAGATCCTTAAGTTCCTCAAAGCTTGGGCGGTTGTACAGGGGGACGACGAACTATTCCCTGAGCATATGCACGGTAGTCTGGTTCACATCGTGTACCAGTCAGCAGAGGATCAGGACATTATCAAAGAAGTCCTGGAGCAAGAGATTCCCACGGCGGACAAGGTGTTCGCCGACGCAAAAAGAGCAGCGGCGGGCATCATGGCTGAGTACAGCACGCACAGCCATCGGTACAGAGTCAAAGGTTTGAGTGAGCTCAATGAGTATGTGATACAGGTACGCAAGTACGCTAAAGACATGACGACAGTGAGGGATAAAGTTTCAGAACTACTGGATGGATCCAAACTAAGGATGTCTGCGGGCACGCGTAGCTCTGGAGTTAAACTGCAGCAAACCCTGCAGAATCACTGCGATACCCTTGCGCGAGCCATCAGTGACATCAGCAAGTAAAGAATTACAGAGCAAACTTTCGGTTGAGCTTGTGGAGTCCTGGTGGGTTTCGATCCTGCAGGACTCCAGGCATCCGGACTGCGAAGATCCGATCCACAGATTGGCGGCCACGGCAGCGGCGTGGGGTTACGGAGAAGCTCTCAAAGAGGAAATCTCCGAAGGCAGCACAGTCGTCGAACAGAAGTAAACCTTCAGCAAAACATCAAATGAACCTCGACACTCAATCAGAATTCATTCGTCTTGTTAACAATGAACCGCTGACACTCGCCTGTTCTGCGCTAGCAGATTTTCTCTGGGACGACTTCATCCGAGAAAGTCGACCTGTTGTCACTTACCTCATCGATCACCACAACATCAAGCAGCTGTCTCGCCTCGGCAAAGAAATCTTTGACAGGCTGTACAACGGCGACAACGTTAAGTGGCTTGTCAGTGAGGATGCTTACGAACAGTACTTTCGCAAGGTTTGCGACGGCGACAGCGCAGCAATTCCGGAAGGGTACAAACCAGAGAATGGGATCTGGTATGCGGTCATGGCTGACTTGTCGCAAGCTGCTGGCTGGGCAGAACTACTGACGCGCTGCGTAGGCAACCAGTTCAACGCTGGAAACAACTCGGTCAATATCCTTAACAAGCTGGCTGAGGTTATCCAAAAAGCAATAGAAGAGCAGCAGTTCAACGTGGAGCTTCTGACCTCAGCTGGACAAAAGCTGCAAGAACTTCGGGAACAATTTCAAAAAGCGCAGAAGGAAGGGGATACACAGAAAGCAAACGAAGCAAGGCGAGCAGGTAAAGCTTTAAACCAAGCAATAAACGAAGCCATACAGCAGGCTGCCGAACGAATCCAACCGCAAACAAGCCAGATCATCGACCAAGTGATTAAGGAAAGCGATGACACGGAAGAAGCTTTATCTGTTCTCCACGGGGTCCAGCCCGGCTCAGGCAAGAAAACAAATGATTTAAAAGAGAAGAAAGAGCTAGCTAACAGATTAAAGAACAGCAAACAACTTCGTGCGTTGACGAAAAAACTCGGGGCGCTCCGCCGCGTATGGATTCAAAGGAAGAGAGCTAAAAGCTCTTCAGCGACCTATGAAGCGATCACGGGAGCTACGTTTAGCAACGATGTCACGCGGGCCTTCCCGGCGGAGCTTGCACTAGCGGGAACCGCCCAGGGCCGCGCATTATTTGCCCTCAAGTTCTCCCAGAAAACTATACTTACGAAAGACTATACAGCTCAACAAAAGAATTTAGGTAAAGGTCCGGTAGTGATGTATATAGACGTGTCGGGCTCTATGAGCGGGGAGCCGGAACTCTGGAGTAAAGCAATTGCGTTTGTGGTAGCCGAAGAAGCGTTGAAAGAAAACAGAAAGGTTTTAATTAACTTGTTCGATACGCGTGTCGAGCACACAGTGGAGCTTTGTCCCAAGAGCAACAACCTGCCGACAATGCTGGATTTTGTAGGGACCTGGATTCTGGGAGGAGGAACAAGCTTCAACGCCGTCTTAAGCCACGCGGTCGATAAAGGTTGTCGGGATCCCCGTGCGGACATTCTGATGATCACAGACGGTCACTCAGAGGTAAATGAAAACCTAAAGAGAAGGATAAACGCATTTAAAACAGCAACAGGCACTCAATGGTCAACCGTCTGTATAAACACGGACATACCCAACGTATGTCGAGAGTTCAGCGATGATGTGTACTCCGTGAACGTTTACAACACGGAGAAAGCTGTGGATGCAATTCAGAAGTGTCTCCGCTAGGTTTACGCCATGGAAAACAACCCAGCTGACGAAATCTCTAGAGTAAAAGATGAGTATTGTGGTGCTAAGAAAACTGAGTACGAATTAGAGCAGGGTGAACTAATTTCCACGGCGCCTCAACCCCCTAGACCTAGGGTGGGTCACCTATGGTATGACACTACCAACAATGAAATGTGGGTATGTGTCGGACATGTTCACGGACAAGCACGGTGGAGCAGGATTAAGTCTGTATGAAAGAAATAGCCTGCATAATCCGATCGGTATACAACGAATATAAGTCCAATGGTATGACAGACATAGAGCTATGTTCTTGGGTGCGGGATAGATTGTTCGAATGTATGTCAGCTAACAAAACGAGTTCACTGCATCAATCCGTAAGGTATCAGGAGGCTCATATAGATTTCATAGACTCTAAGAAAATGTTCTGTATTTATAAGAATGGTGCAGACGGCGAGTGTGTTGACGTTTGCATGCCTTTAGCTACCTATGTCATGGAGGAGTTCGGTGTGCCGATAACAGACGATTTTTTACTGTCCATCGACATAAGCTATATAGACGTTATACAAATGGCAGAACGAATTACCGACGATATATGTGTCTGGATAACGAGGCTAGAAGGCTCCGGCGCAGAAATCTGAAAAAAATCCTAAAGGGCTTGTATACTGGCGAGCGTGTCTCTACTCTTGCACTGTTCCACTCACATGAACATGCCTTTCCAATTCTTGCTGGGGAACACCCCGATCAAACAAGCCGAGGCGGCTGCTCTCCTAGCTGCCACGGGGGAATACGGTCAGGGTCCCATTGAAATTGAACTGACTAAGGTCTTTGATCTGAAGAAGCTCGACAGCAATCGACTCTTTGAACTGTCAGTCAAGGAACAGAATCCAGAACTTGCCTCGCTGGCTTGGAAGATCTCCATTCAAAATTTCGCTGAGGGCAAAACTAACTTCAGCAATAAGCGCTCGACGCCCGTGACAAGGAATGGCGCGCATAAAAAGATCTTTAAAGAGAGTGCCACCGCTGACGAGCTGATTGAAAAGCTTAACTCCCACAGCTGCTATTGGTCTGCAGGAGCTGCCTTGTTGCTGCGTAGTTGCGCGAGCGACTGGGTAACACTGCGAGAAGCAGCTACAGATTATGTAAATACTCTGTGGCGCAACACGAGCGTGCGGGAAACCTGCGTTGCTTTCCGAGGATTCGAGCGGAACCCGAACATCGGGGCTTGGGAACCCGTAGACAACGCGAGCGACGTCAACCGGAAAAACACCTTCCACGTGTCTCCGGTGTATATCGGGCTTCGCGAGGGGCTCATCTGGTGCCGGAACCACGGGTTGGTCGACCAGGAAAAAGGAATCTCGGTCGGCAGCTTCAAGGATGACGCGCACGCAAAGGCAGAGCACATGCAGCGCGTGTACTACAAGGTCCGAGCCACCTCAAAGGGATGTGAGTTACTCAACTCCTGGGGCGACATCGACGACTACATTGACCGGGTTTTTGCGAGTCGTCACGTCTGACGGTCAAAGGACAAAAAAAGACCTATCATCAAACCCCAGCCTGCTGGGGTTTTTTCTTTTCTTCTCATGAAAATCAATTACATCACCGAAAACGCAGAAGCACTAAAGGCGATACAAGAGTTGAACAACTTCAGCAAGCTCTGCGCTGACACGGAAACAACGGGTCTCCAGGCCACGGTGGCAAAATGCCGGCTGGTTCAGCTCTGTGACGCGTCGCCGATTGTCGAGGATCGGACAATCCATGTATTTGATATTTTTAAAACATCTGTTTTGGCTGAGTTAAAGACTTTAATAGAGAGTCGTGAACTACTCCTAGGACACAACCTGGGATTTGATCTTCAGTTTTTCTATTCGCTCGGTATCGATTACAAAAATAAAATTTTCGACACCTACGTGGCTGAGAGGGTTCTGAGGGCTGGCTTCCAGGAGAAAAAGTACTCACCCAAATCCAACAAACCATATTTCGCCGATGTGTCTTGTTCGCTCAAAGCAGTAGCGGAGCGTCGACTGGAGATTGAACTAGATAAAGAACAACGTAAGACAGACTGGGGAGCGGAAGATCTGACCCTAGATCAAGTCGAGTACGCAGCCACAGACGTCGATGTGCTGCCGAAAATTGCAGCAGAACAACTTAAAGAACTAAACGAAGAATCTTTAATCGGTATTTACAGCATCGAATCGAGGTGTATCCGCCCCGTGGCCAAAATGAGTTACACGGGATTTAATGTAAACATAGAGCGTCTGCAAAAACTAAAGTTAGATCTTGAAACACAGTTGAACGAAAAAACAACCGAATTCGTGGAAGCATTAGATGCGAAGCTGCCTGCTGAAAACAAGCTCCCACGATTGGCTGACGACTCAGTAGCAGTGGGTAAGAAAGCAAACAAGGAGTTCAATCCAGGTTCAACAGCCCAGGTCGCGGCTGCCTTCGACTTGTGCGGTATTGCGCTCCCTCAAAACGAAGACACAGGTAAAAGCACACTCAACCAGATTTCACTTGCGGAGTTCGACAGCAAAGACCCTGTGCTTCAGCTGTATCGAGAGCGAGTGAAAATCGAAACAAGTCTGGAGCACGTTCAAAAGCTGATTCAGAATATCAATCCAGTAACCCACAGAATCCACAGTTTCTACAATCAAGTAGGTGCCAACAGCGGGAGGTTTACGTGCGCCGGGGCGGCCAAAACCGCAAAAACTAAAGTAAAAACGACATTCGCGGTGAACCTGCAGCAAGTCCCGCGATCAAAATCGTTCCGAGAATCGTTTGTAGCCTCTCCTGGATACAAGTTGATCATTGCGGATTACTCGCAAATGGAACTCCGTTTGCTTGCGGAGTTGGCTGACATCCCACAAATGCAGGAGGCGTACAACACCGATATAGATCTGCACACACTGACGGCGAGTTTAGTAAATGACTGTGATATATCTGAAGTAACAAAACAACAGAGGCAGATGGCAAAGGGAGCTAACTTTGGGTTTATCTACGGAATTGGGTTCAGAAAGTTCAAGACGTACGCAGCCGCATCCTTTGGTGTGCAACTAAGCCTTTCTGAGAGCAAGATACTGCACAGTAAGTTCCACAGTGCGTACCCGCGTCTAAGGGAATGGCATCGCCAGCGCGGTGCTCTTGTTCAAGATGGTTGGTGTTACACCAGGACCGCTTTAGGTCGGCGCAGGCTGCTGTCGTATGACGATGCTCGCATGACCATCGCGGCCAATACGCTAATCCAAGGCACAGGTGCAGATATCCTAAAAGTAGCTCTAGGCGAACTAAACGAATACCTGAATGATGACGTTCGTCTAATCGCAGTCGTGCACGACGAATGCGTGTTAGAAGTAAAAGAAGGGCTAGAAGATTACTGGAAAGATAAGCTTGCAGAAATCATGGTTAACGCTGGCGCCTCTGTATTCCATAAAACCAGATTGGTGGCAGAACCCGGCATAGGCGATGACTGGTCAGCGAAGTAAAGTTTCCGCAGAACACTACCTCAAATGGACTTAGTAAAAATCCCACGTGGTCCGGAGAAAGAGATTTTCACCATCAGATCCGGAGACCAGTACTTCGCTTTCATTACAGGGGAGGAGGACATTTTTCTAATCGACGAAGCTTTTGAATCGCCTTTAGTCGCGAGTAACAAAGCCAGGGCTCTCAAGCGCCAGCACAAAATTCAAGTAAATCTAAAAAAGACAAAGAAACCTAATATCAAGAGTAAACTTCAGCCAAAATGTGTCTTATACACTGAGGCTGAAGTGGCCAAGCTGACGCACCTACGGTTTCGTGAGACTTGGTTGATCTGCGCACCGAAAGGTGGTTATGTGGCTAATGTCATGCAAAATAAAAAAGTAGTAGAATACACAGACACTATGGAAAACGCGAAAGCCTTTACGACATACGAAAGTGCTTCCGATTACGTTAAGACATTAGATATGGTTGTAAAAAAAGGGCACAATCTAAGAAGGTGTTTTACTAGAACAGATTGACTCGATCCGAGTTAATATTTAAACATACGAAGTAAGCCTAAAATGCGCCGTCGATTTGCGGGCCAAGCTATCGAAGGCTCGGGTGCTAATCCTTCGGATACCCTGGCGACGGTCACCGAAGCACTAAAAATAGCTCTTAAAAGCTCCAGAGGCGGTCGATTAGGTGCCGGGACAGAAGAAGAACGAGTGGAGGGAGCGAGCGCCGTTCCGGCAATTGCCACGGGGCAACCCGCAGTGGCATCCCCTGCCGCAGCGGCAGCTCCTGCAATGGATATCGCTAAATTACGCTCGGCTCTGGGCATCGACGAACTGATGTCTTCGCTAAAGACCGCAGGAACCCAAACGGAAACTCCAGAATTCAAAATGCCCGAATTCGAGATGCCTCAATTCGAGGCTCCGGATTGGCAGTCGATGATGCCTGATTTCGAGAGCCTGATCAAGCAATACATGCCTCAACCGACTGCTCAAAACACAGAGGGAAGCACACCAACGGGCCAACAAACGGCAACAGCAGAAGCTGTAGGAACAACTAAGAAACCAACTGGAACTAAAGTTAAGGTTGGAGGAAAAATCTACGATCTGAGTAGGGCAGGTGGTGCAGGTTTAGGGGCTCAAGACATCAGAAATATGCAAAATAGAGGATTCACAAATACACAAATTTCTAAAGCGGCCTCGCAAGCGAAAGCAGCGGGTGCAAAAATTTCAAGCGGTGCGAAGAATTTATTGAATCGAACGCAACCTGCTAAACAACAATCCCCCACACGGGCAAAAACCACCGCTAAAGCAATAACTGGAGCAGCTCGCCAAGTTGTATCACGGGCTTCGACAAAGTCAGCGGCAAAGAGCGGCGGTCGCGGTAAAAAATAACGGGAAAATTCGATGGCTCGCGTTCGATTAGCCGGCACTAACAACAGACTAAAAAACATACCAACTGCACAACCTGCGGGGGCCGGAACGCAGCAGAAACCAACTGCCGCTGGAATCTTCAAAATCGCAGGCACCCAAAGGTTGCGTTCCTCCACGGAACAAGCACGGCAGGAAGGCTTTGCTGTCCGGCAGGCACAAGCACAGGAGATCGAGAAAAAACAGGCGGCAGCTAAAGAAGCTTCAAAACTGTTGGCCGCATCCAGAGCCGCAGAAGCTGCGTCTACTAACGAAATGGAAATTCAAAAACTACGAAAAGCATTAGGTATAGAAGACATTATGAAAGCATTGCAAGATCAAGCGCTAATGGCGCAACAAGCTAGCATGTTTAGATTTAACGAAGAGACAAATGAATATGAGTTCCCTTCGTTTGATTACAGCGAACCAGTAGACGAAGGAGGCTATGAAGGCGAAGAAGTACAAACAATAACGGAAGAAGACACAGGAAGCACAGAAAGTATTGAAGAAATTGACGCTCAAAAGCTGCCGGAAGCGATTGCCGCCGGTAAAAAAGTTAATTTGGTCACTGTCGGCGGTAAAACATTCAACCTGGCAAAAGCAGGGGGTCTAGGTTTCAGCACGCAGGATATTAAGTACTTACAAAAACAGGGATTGACTCGTAGTCAAATGATAAAAGCGGCCTCTCAATCAGATAGGGCGCCCACAGCGGCTGCGCAGAAAGCGCTAGGGATTAAGGTGACGCAACCTGCAGGAAGTGCTGGTTTCACCGTCGAAAAAAAAGCATCTAAAACGCAACAACAATCAAAAGCTTCTCCAAATCTATTCTTCGCTTCACCGGGGAAAGCGCAGACTTCTGCAGGCTCCAGCACACAAAGCATAGCTGCAAAAGCGGGAGGGAGCTCTGTATTCTTTGCTTCGCCCAGTGCTGCTCAGGTAGCGAAAGCAAGCGCAGGCGGCGGCGGTGGCGCTAAAGCAAGCGCAGGCGGTGGAGGCGGCGGCGGAGGCGGCGGCGGTGGCGCTAAAGCAAGCGCAGGCGGTGGAGGCGGCGGCGGAGGTGGTGGAGCTAAAGGTGGCGGCGGCGGAGGCGGCGGCGGAGGCGGCGGCGGAGGCGGCGGCGGAGCTAAAGGTGGCGGCGGCGGAGGCGGCGGAGGCGGCGGCGGAGGCGGCGGCAAAGGAGGTGGCGGCAAACGCTAGTAAGCTGCCTAAAAAAGCCCAGCATGCTTATTAAAGATAAATACGTGCTGTCTCTGATAAAAGAGACCAAAAAACTAAATCTACAAATAACGGCACAAGACAGTGGGCACGCACAGGCGCAAGCAGGAGATATCTCGCGTTCGTTAGGGGCGGAAAAATACAACCTTAATTACAGCAACTGCGAAGAAGATTTACTGTCAAAACTATTTAAAGATCTCGCTGAGAACAATTTCACCCACGGTGAATGCCGCGAGTGGGAAGGAACGTTTACGAACAACGTTCCGTGTACATACGTCTTGGGGTCCAGGCACTACATAAGAACAATAATCTTGAAATACTTAGATATCCCCAAAGACGGCGTCACAGCAAAACCTAAATGTCTGTGTAAGAAATGTATAAATCCATATCATTTCACCTACGTCCAAGGCAAAAACGAGAAAATCTCATGCGGCGACAGGAAATTGGTAGTAGCCTACCGGAGCCAAGGTGTCGGGATCCCCCAGATAGCCGCGGCTCTCAACGTCCACCGATCGACTATTTACAGACAACTAAGCAATGAACTTGTTTCTAATGGGCCTGAAAGTCACCGCAACGGCGGATGACAACGACGGCATTGTGAACGTCTTAGCTGAAGCGCTTCCCTCGAACGACAAAAGAGTTGAAACCAAATTCCAACTCCTGCAACAATCGAATCACTACGTCGGGAAATTACTTAAAAAATTGGAAGTAGGACAAACCGTGTTAGCGATGGGTCCTACTAAACCGACAATCGATGGTGTGCTTAAGATGCAACCCATGCTGATTGTCACAGAAGATAATTTCGAGGATCTTCTCGCTATTAACGTCTTCATGGCCACGGGGGGTCTCGGTCCGAAAGCCGACGAAGTCGAGCTCTCAGACACAACCGTAACCAATCGTTCACTTGCGTGGCAAACAGAAGAAAACGAAACCGCTTGGTTTAAAATGACAGCTTGGGGTGAGCTGTCTAAACAACTCGCCGAGCTTGCACCAGGCACACCCACTATCGCGGTAGGCAAGGTTTCGACGAGTGAAAAGGATGATAGGAATTATCTTAACTACACAGTAGATAAGATCCTCTATCTCCCCAAATCCTCTAAGCAAACGCCAAAAAAAGCTGTTGATCCCGAAAAGGGTAAAGTGGCTGCTGCTGCTATTGGTTCTATCGATTTCTCCCTCTGATTAACTACTAACCATGGTCTTCATCGCTGGTCAATTTTCCCAAGACGAAATTCTGTGTAACGTACCGCCGCACACACTTCGTATTGATCTCCAGGCCCGACGCTGGAAGTCCGACGTCGACCCGGATTCTGCCATTGTCGATCGAAACGACAACGGTATTCCAATCGAGTTTGTTTTAGTCGGATTCACTCCGTACTTTGGCAACCTCGGTATGCGCAATCAAGAAGAATTCTTGCGCATCGCATACATCGGAGTGAGCCCAAATCACAGGTTGCTTCCGCCCCGTTGCGTCACGACCTCAATGATTTCGGGTAAATCTTCGCAAAAGAACTTCATTAGTTATTTCCAAACTCTCTACAACAATCGAATTAACTGCGCATCAGTCATTACCACGACGAAATTCGTGACTCGCAGCTTCAATGAGCGCGATCCCATGACCGGTGCTGACGGCGCGAAAATCAACTTCAACGCTCTCGAATTCTCGGATCGACCGCCATCAAATGATGAAGAAACAAAGTTGATTGAGGATATCAACAGCTGGCTTGTCGATAAGGGAGGGAATCTATGCGCATCCGCATTGAAGTCCCATATCCCGGGCTCCGATTTGGTGGAACTACCCCTGGGGGCGGATCACACCGAGATCAAAGCTCGATTCGCCGCTGAGAGAGGAACCCCTCCAGAGCGCTCATTTGCTAGCGCGGCGCCAGCGAAGGCTTTGAAATCTGCGGAAGCAGAAGAAAAAGTCGAAAATGAGCCGCCTAGCGCCAAAGCAAAAAAACCAATCGAGCTAACCGCAGAGCAAGCCAAAGCTCTGGGGATCGATTTTTAAGCTAGAGTTATCTGAGCCAAGGTAAAGAGCGGTCTCACGGCCGCTTTTTTTTATTCTTCTAAGAGGGTCGGGTGCGCAACCTCTTTTGGAGAGAGCAACTCATCAAAAGCAGGAAGAATAACCCCATTCCTTGCGCACCAAGAAACTAGACGAGAGAATAAACTGTTCCTAACTAAATACTGTTTATGCACAGATTCAAAAACCACTTTCATTTGCTCTCGATCAAGCTTGGCGAAATCTTCGCAAACTCGTTTGTGTAAAAACTCCTGCTCTGTATTAAGCCATTCCAGATTTAACATAATCTACAGAATGCACTGACGTCATAATAGGCAGCATTTACCGGATAGACCGGAAATTTTGGTTAAACTCTGACAGCTCGAAACCCAGACCAATGGCAGACTCCTTCTACCAGCTCCCAAATGGCGTCACCCACGCGCTGATAAAGCACAGTTTCATCACAGGCTCAGTTCTAGTCCCATTCGATCCGCTGTCGATATTGAGCGACCAGCTCAGACGTCACAACTTTAACGTCGTCGAGAACAAGGACGAAACAAACCTGATGGATCCTGTCTGGTGGGTCGGCCAGAAAGAAAAAAAGTTTGATTGGGTCATAGCAGCAACAACAGGTTTAGGAGACTACACAGAGTATATACTTGAATACGGTATTCAGATTGCAACACAAGGTATAGCCGTTCTAGATAGGCTGTCGTTCATAGAACCAGTAGCCAAACGTAAAAGCTTTCTGTTAGCAAACAAGATCAGCAATATGATTGTTCTCAATCCACGTCCTAAATTCCGAGCCATCGGTTCCACGCGGGATTCCGTCACCAGCTGCTGGTTTGTTTTCCAACGCCCTGAGCAGTGGCACGACGGAACTCAGATAACCTTTGGTCTGGACTGGGACCGTGTCGACCCTCTGCCCTCTTTAACATGACAATGACTCGCCGCCAAAAGTTCGACAAATTTCAACGAGATGTTCTGGATCAACTCACAAAAACAAATACACTTCTCGAAAAAATTACAGCCCTATTGGTATCAGAACAACTCCTCCAGGAGTGCGTCTCACCTGAGGGAACCGCTAGATCTGCCTCTGAGTGCGCGGAGATTATTACCGACTCTTATTGCGCAGGTCTTTGCCTCGCCGAAGAGCTGAGCAGCCATAACAGGGATTTTAATTACCAAAAATCTGAATTCTTTTTGGATTCCGATGAAGACGAAAGCACTGAGCAGGACCAGAATGAAGACGATGACGATGATGAAGATACAGACTCTCGACCGTTTCAGATGTCGTTCTAAAATCAAATAGTAAACTAAAGGTTAATCGACACAAAAATGTGTCCCAAACCAGAGTTACGCTAAACGGCCTGAGGCACTACAACTGCGCGGGAGTACCCAAACCCCTTCCATCCGTTACAAGTGTCCTATCGGCCACGCAGACGGAGGAAACGCGTAAAAAACTAGCGCACTGGAATCTAATGAATCCTGGTGCGCTAGAAAACGCTGCTGCGCGGGGTTCCTTCATCCACAACGCTGTAGAGAACTACATCAGAGGGCTAGCTGTACACCCTGCGGATGATGTTCTCGCATACTGGAAAGGTATGCCGGAAAAATTGGATGAACTTCTGGACGAAGGAACCGTTCTATGGAGTGAAAAACCGTACAACCAACCTCAGTGGTCTCGGTATGTCGGAGAAGACGGTATCGGCAGGATCCATTACTATGACGAAAATACAGGTCACGGATATGCCGGTTGCTGTGACATCATTTACAGAGATGTAAATGGAGAAATTATTCTCGGCGACTTCAAAACTTCAGTAGGTCCCTACTCAGCTAACTTCCCAAAAGCAAAAGATAACCTTCCAGATAACGTCAAAAAATCCTTAATAAGTGGAGTCTTTAAACTAAAGAAAACGCAACTACAATTGGCTGCTTACACACTGGCAGCGGAAACTTGTCTAGACGTAAAAATAGACAAAACCCAGATAATCGTATCGACTCCACTGCCGGAGTACCCCGTTCAAGTTTTCACTTTTAGTAGAGCACAAGTCGAAAAACACGTTGAACAATGGCTGCAGGTTTTGCGGCAATTTTATGAATCTGCCAATAAGTGAAACACCTTCTTAAGGGCGCCTTCCACTGCGCCGCAAGGGGTTTCGTGGCAGAATGACCTGACGTCAGGAGACCATGGACTTTTTCTTCTCAATCAACTACGCAGTCTCTGAGTACGTCAACCCTGCGACGGGCAAGATCGCGGCGGGGGGCAACTTCGCCGCTTTCAACAACAACTGGCTTTCCCAAGAAAAGGACATCGCGGCGCTAGCTGATGCTGTCACCACGCAGCAGGCTGGCTTGTGTGCCTGGCACCTTGTCGATGGGCGAAGACGCGAGGGCAATACCGGTGCAATCAAAGCCGGTTTGATCATCATCGACATCGACAACCAAGCAGATGGAAAAGATAAAGACGGCAACAAGATACAAAAGCAAGAACTGGACGTAGCTCAGGCACTAGAACTAAACATCTGTAATAAATATCTGAGTCTCGCCTACCTGTCTCCGTCTCACACAGAGACTTGGCCTAGGTTTCGTTTGGTGTTTGGTTTAGAGAAACCAATAATCGACGCCGGGTTCTACCAATGGTTTACCAGGCACATTGCGCAACAAATACCAGGATCAGACAGGCGTGCTACCCAAGCCGTCAATTTATTTTACGGCGGAAAAGGAACTTCTAGCTTACTGGTCGTCACAGATAAATTCATACCGGCATCTAAGATTGATGAGGCATACGCTGTATATGCCACGCTGCCTCCTCCGGAAGAGGCGGTACGGGATGCGGAGCAGCACTTAAACACGCAGCAATCGCCAGAGGGGGTTGACCTCGAACGCCTGGTCAGCAGCACAGTCCGGTCAATGCTGGATGGCGAAGAAGTTGAAGACCGCTCCTTTGCGCTGGCGATTGCCCTCAAGGAAATCATCGGCTGGAGCAACTGGCTGAACGCTCAAGGCATCGCGACACGCGAACAGCCCTTGACAACCGCACACCGGGTGTTCGAGAATGTCTACGAATACGACCCTGTACTGGATGGCAAATTCAACCGGATCCTGAACAGCATCACAGATCCTGAAACGCTGCAGCCCGCTGTGGTCATGGCGTCAGACGATGGGTCTTTAGCTGCCTGGAAGAGACTTAAGAGCACTCACAGAGAAATTTTCGAAGCAAAATGTACGGACAATGTACGTACAGAAATCGCGTCGAAAAAACCAAAGCCAGCCAACTCCGTACTCACTTTCGACGATTTAGTTCGAGAGATGGATACGAAACCGGCAGCAACACCAACATCAACATCTACACCCCCCGATCCCATGGCCTCCACGCCGTCGACTCCGGCTCAGCTGGTCCAGCTGCAGCAGGGAAACCGTCAGTTTTCTGAGAACGATGTCGCAGATATCATCGTCAATAATTACGGTAATGAATTTCTGTTTGACTCTTCTTTGGATGAGTTCTTTACATACGACGTAGACGAAGGTATCTGGTACGTACAAGACGAACAGCACATCAAACGAAGGATTATAAAAACACTAGATACATTTGTAGCTGCGGGTGTGATGCCTCGCTACAGCGCATCGACCGTTAGCTCGGTTTTCCAGATCCTCAAAGGCAAACTGCTTAAATCTGTGAACGGTGGACGGGTGTCCATCTGGAGCAGCAGCAAAGGGCAGATCCCCTTCAAAAACGGTGTCCTAGACGGGAACTCGATGGGGTTCCAGGAGGGCAGCCAGAAAGAGCTCTATCTACGCAGCAAGCTCGCGTTTCCGTACGACAAAGCCGCTCAGTGTCCAAACTTCCACGCGTGGTTGGACTCGTGCATTGGGCAGGACAAGAAGATCATCATTCGGGCGTTTTGCCGTGCGCTTCTGACGGGGTACACCACGGGGGAGCGTTTCCTCCACCTCGTCGGTCCTGGTGGAACAGGTAAATCAACAATGCAGCAGCTGTTGATTGCACTAGCTGGGTTCTCCGGTACTCACACCAGTAACCTGGAAACGATCGAAACAAATAAGTTTGAATGCTACAACCTAATCGGCAAGAAACTTCTGCTACTTACAGACGAGGCTAACTTTAACAAACGCTTAGATGTTCTAAAAAAGATTACGTCCGCATCAGATACGCTGAGAGCTGAGCGTAAATATGGTAAAGAAGTAATTAACTTCAAGCCAGAAGTACTGGTCTGTATCGCATCTAACGAGCATATCAGCTCCTCGGACATCAGCAGCGGTCTAGAGCGTCGCCGCCTAACGATCATTATGGACAAGGTCGTACCGGCGTCCCAGCGGCGCGACCTTCTGAACGTATACGCAGATCGATTGGAGGGCGACCTTGTCCCCGAGCTGAGCGGTGTGGTCTCCTGGGCTCTTGATATGCCCTTCGATGAAATGCGCGACGTGCTGGCTAACCCCGTCAAGCACGTGCCTTCGCTCAACGCGACCAACCTCGAAGCGCTGATCTTCAACAATCCGTATGTGGCTTGGCTAGCAGAGTGCACGATGTACGCACCTAATAGCCACGGGTTGATTGGAGCTGGTGCTTTCAGACCCAACACGGACGAGGCTGAGAAGGGTATGTTCGTTAAAAACGCATACACAGAATTGTATGCGAGCTACGTCAATTTCTGCAAATCAAACGGATACAAGCACTCAGCAAAACCTCGCTTCGTTGACCGATTGAAAGAAACCATTAGGAACGTGCTCAAGGTCGAGGGTGTTGGGCCTAAGTTTGTGAATGGCAAAGCCGTATTCACCGGACTACGATTGAAGCCGTACGACCCCTCGACCGATCGAGCGGCGGCCGGTTCAAACCGCTTACCGTCTCCGGTCGAGTGGGCTTCTAACCCTGACAGTGCTCTCTGGAAACCGGCCTTCGAAGCTCATGATCAAATCCCCGTCGAGTCTGCTTAACGGCGCAACCTTGCTGTTCGGCGGTGTGCTGACCTTCACCGTTGCTCTCGTTCAGCCTGCCCACCTGTCCACGGCGATTGCCGCTGCGGGTGGGTTGCTGGCTGGAGCCGCATCAGCAAGCGAGTTAACAAGGAAACAAAAAGAAGATCGAGCGGAAAGCTTAAGAGTCGCTCAGAAATTCACAGCTCTCTACACAAAAAATATGGGGATGCTGGTTCCCCAAGAGCTTGCTTTTGAAACAGGCGTAGATCTAGAGCGGATCGAAACCTTTCTGGAATCCCTGGCCGAAAACCAAGGGGGACAAAAGGTCTCGACAGAGGCGGGTACGTTTTACAAGTTTCCGCACCCAGAGAACGTCCTAGATCAACTCACAGCTAACGCCACAGCGTGGGCACGCAACCAAGCCGAAGCTCTAGTCGCCGAAAACACGACTCTCAAGCAACAGGTGGCGACAATGCAAAGCATCCTCATGCAGATGCCCGCAATGCCTAAGCCGCAAGCGCCGATGGTCCCCAAAAAAGAAAATGCCCAAGAATCCGTAGATCCCTGGACAAAACTGCTATAGTTAAAGAACGCGCGAAGGCGAAGAAGCTGGGGCCATGAACCCCGGCTTTCGCTTTAGGGAGCTAAACGCGCTTTGTGCAAGCGAGACTTCTCGTACCAGGTTGCGATTTCAGGCGCCCACGCAGTGAAGTGCGGCCACATCAGATCGCATAGATTGCGAATCTCTTCCTGAGCATCGAGCTTGCTGCGCAGATCCATGAAGTGAAGGAAGGAGCGCATGCTGAACGTGACGACAAAGTGCTGCCGGAAATCAAAGGGCAGAATGCCTCGCGCGTGCTCTTCTGCATGCCCCAGATAGCGAATCATATGGCAGTAACGCTGAGCAGCGGCTTTACAAATAACTAGATCTTCACTGCGGTGCTCCTCGGTGTAGGTATATTTTTTTCCTTGGCGGTCGGAATAAGTACCTACAGGGCGCAAATAAAAGACATCCTCCAGATCAACCAAACCATCCGCAGCCTGGCAAATACGATTACCCGTGTAGCGCATCGACTGAACATCGAAGGATACGGCCACGCGGTGCGTGCGCGCCTGTTGCATCACGGAGTGAGGAAAAAACCCGCAGCTGAATGTGATGGACGGGTGCTCTAGCGGACCGTAATGCCCGCGTTCGCCTGCGAGCAACCGCTTTGTGATGACTTCGCCAGCTCTAGATTCGTTCGGAGGATCCTCTGTAAAAACGTAAGTCTCTGAATAATCTTGATGAAGGGCAAACCAAACGAGAGTTTGCGGATGCACTGTTTGATTCAGTACATCCACCCTGAATTTAGGATCCACGTGGAAAGATCAGGATTTAGGGAAAGCTTCCTGATACCGAAGACGGCGAGTGATCTCAGAGGGCGTCGTGCCCGCTAAGCGCACCGCATCGAGGTTCAGGCGCTGCCCGGCCATCCTAATCGGAAAATCGTTTGAATGATACATCAGACGTTACCTTGCTTTTTAACCTTAGCTAAAGACATCAGATTATTCACCGTGTTATGTGTATTTAAAGCGTAATCAGTAGGCACAGCCCGAGTGTTAAGGAAATTCTGCTTAGCTAGAAGCAAAAGCTCCTGCTGCATGCGCAGCCTTTCCTCGGGTTTATTCTGAGCTAGCGACATCATGTACTGTGCCTGGCTCATGTCATCGGCGCTATCAGGAGCAGCGATGGCACGCGGGTTGTACCCAGCTGCACCAGTTGGGTAGTGGCTGGTTTTGATATTGCCGGGCGCGTACTCCACCGCCTGCACGGGGGGTCTAATGTAAACACCTCGATCGTGCTCAAGCTGAGCTGCCACGCGGGTCGGAACATCCAGCGTCGTAACGCGGCGGAGGCTTAAATCAGGTTCTCGATTGTAACCAAGCAAGCCAGGGGGAAACTGCATCTGAGGCATAGCCTCGGGCTGCTTACCTGTGCCGGTTCCTGGAACAATCGCCATTACTGATCTCGCCGATTCGCAGTCTTACTCCTAATTCTAAGATTATCAGGTGAATTATCTAACGGGTTTTTGTTCTTATGGTCAACTTCTTTGCCGTCTCCTTTTGAGACACGGCCATTTTTCTCCATCATCCGGCGAGCTTTATTACGAGCCGCACGACGTTTTTTTTGCGCTTCGGTCGCGTGGTAGGTGTCATACTCCCTGTCGTAATCGCGGGACATACCAACCTCAGCACATACAAATTATAAGAGGCTCAGGAGTCCGAAGTTTCTATCGTTAACTTGTCCTCAAAGAATTTGTCGCGCATACCGCAAGCAATATCGTCTTTAAACCGCTGCCATAAACCTGTGTACAAACCGTTCTCAGGCTCATACATATCGTATAAAAACTCCATAAAGTCAGCTTTACGCTGCTCAGCTTTAACATCCCAAGTATCTAAAACTCCTTGCCAATCGAATCCCTCGAAAGTCATAGCGGTTGACACCAACACTCCACTAGGTTGGCAATAAGGGTGGCTCTGTAGCTTAACATTCGAGCCATTTCTCTGGTTATCAAATCTCCGAGGGGAGACTCTTCTTCATCCCAGCTAAAGGTTTTGGCGGAAGCACGCAGATCTGCGCAGCGTGCAATGTTATCCCAATCAATTGAATTCATTTGAAAGCTCGAATAGCCCAGCCGCTCCCAGGGCCTTCCACGAGGAAGCGGGGGCCTAGGTTCTTCTTAGAGTAAAGCAGCCCTTTGCCGTTGGTGGAAACGTAACCGCCGTTAACGAGGTCTAACTCGCCGAAGGGGTCGTTCACAACGTACCTTGTATTGTCCTCGTTGCGACCGATAATCACGATCCAGTGACCACCGCCTGTAGGAGCGCTGACAGGTCCGTGATGAAGAATACCAATAGGGACAGGGATACCGCGCACCAACTGGGAGTCAATATCACTCCAACCAAAGTCCTGACAAAATTCAGCTTTCAACCCGTAAGAAGACAGCGCAGAAAGCTGAGAGGCAGCAGACGTTGTATCTCCGTACTTATATACAGTTTTAATGTACTGATCATCTCCAGAGATACTGTTGGGTTTGAGAAATTTTAAAAGCATGGCGCAACTGCTGGAAAAGCAAGTGCGCATGGGATCTGTTTGGTTATCTCGCTGGCTGTAATAGGGAACCGAAAGAACTAAGGGCTGAGGGTGAGTTACCGTCTCGTCTTCGACTGGAGCGGGGTCGTTGATGATCTTGAAATCATTGGGCCACATCCACCACGAGCGGTCAGGCTGCGCCTCCAGAGTCAGCTTGTAGTGCTTCTCGCCGGGAACCATCGTGATGGCCTGCCAGCGGTGTGCTGAGCCCTTAGGGACGAAAAGCTTTTGTTCGGCCGCCAGGTCAGAGGCTTGCTTGGGCTCCCGCTTTAGCCAGGTGTCCCGCTGGGCAAGGATAGAAGCAGACAAGAGCGGATGCAAAACCTTGGTTAAAAATAGCTCGCGCTCAGCCTCTCGGCGATTTTTTAAGCCTTCGATAACCTTTCCGTCGACTTTAGTCCAACGGAGAAACTCAGATGCGACAACAGATGTTTCGGCACCATCGTTCAGTAAACGTAAAAGGGTAGAACTTTTGAAAGCTCCTATACCTACGTTGTACGAAAAGCTGACCAGAGCATCAAATTGATTTTGATTGACCGAAACCCTAAGAAGGTTATGGACGCCGTCAGCAAACTTGTTGACACTCTCCTGAAGCCACGTGTCGGCTTGGGCTTGAGTGATTGTTAGTTTAGGGCCGACGTGAGGACCAGTCGTACCCCAGCCAATTGTCCAGACGCCGCCAATATCTTGATAAGAAGTTAGCTCACAACCCTCAAAACGCTTGATTAAATCAAGACCTTTGGCGGAAACGTTCACTGAACTTGAACATCAATGCCGATCCGATACTCAGAACCGGAACGGCCTTTCAACTGAATATAGGCGTAATAAGCACCGCTGCTGGCAATTCGCTGCTGAGTAACAGTACTGTTCCGGCTGCTGAACTTGGAGGGAGAAGCAGTCATCACCTCCTCCCCGCTCGAATCCAAAATAATGACATCACCGCAGCTGTTCTGATCTCGAATATCAACCTGCAGGATGCCGGTAGCGTTTACGGTCAAAGGATAATAATCAGATATCCCGTAAGAACCATCAGCAGCGTACGTACGGCTGGAAGAATCAACGACAACCACGCCGCTGGCGTCGAGAATACGGCGCTGATCGAAATGCGTCGATCCTGTACGGCGCGAGGCGTCGGTCAGACCGCTATTGACTACAGTATTTAGCTCAAGGTTCTTAGTGAACTGAGACACGATCTGTCCGCCGTTTACACACAGTTTAGTAGAAATTTAAGCATGTAACGAGAGTGCCGACCTTTAAAATTTAAATAGCTAAGCCAAGTAAATGGGTCCGGAAGCTTTAGTCGCGGCTGCGGCAACGGTGCTTGGTTTTCTTACATGGTCGCACCAACAACGGCAGAGTGTCATTAACGATCGTTTCAACTCGATCAAAAAACGACTAGAGGATGTCGAAAATAAGGTCGGAGAAATCCCGGCTATATACGCCATGAAATCCGAATTAAATGCGGGATTATTAGATATTCGAGATCGTCTAAATCATATTAACGATAAGTTAGATCAATTAATACTGAGCAGGATCAATGAAAAAAACTAACTACAACTTCTGGCTAGCAATCTGCTACGAAATAACTAAAGCATTAACAGAACGTTTTAAAGGTTTAAGGCATAATAAGATCGTACGAATAATACTAATATACTGCAAACACGATTGGGTACTGTGGCGAATTGAATCGGCATTAGCGGATGTCGACAGACAAATAGAGCAATTGCACAAAGACTGGGAAAGAGCGGAGAAACCAAAGAGCGAATATTACGAATTACCTCCAGACGGCTCTAAAGCCCAGCAGTTACTAGGAGGCGAAATGGGTATCCGCAGTACCCATCTAAAAGAGTGAGTACACTAAAAAAAGAAACTCTTTTACCATGGACAATCTTCTGGAAAATGCCAAAAATCTAGTGGAGATTTTAATCGCGGTCCACGCGGTGGCGCTGTTGATTGTGAATATGACAAGCACGCCCAAAGATGATGAAGCGCTAGCTAAGTACTACAGAATTGTTGAGATATTAGCTGGTTTTATAAGCAAATTAGCTAAAAAATAACCATCCGCAGTGGTGAAAGCCCGCTATATTGGTTGGCCTCGGCGAGTGTCAGCTCCCGAGGCCGATCAACCTGCGACACCAGGCCGATGCCTAAGTTTAAGCCGCTGCCGCCGCTTGAGCGGTTAAATGAATTATTAGAAGTAGTTCCGATTAAGCCGTCTCAGTACGGTATCAAGTCTGGACTTCTGTGGCGAGTTAACGGAAAAGGAAAGATAACAACAGGAGATGATGCTGGAAAGTTATACGTCCATTCAACTAAAAAAGATCGGCTTGACTGGCGAGTGCGCGTCGACGGAACGCAGTATTATGTTTCGAGGATCATATATTTTATGATCTACAAAACTGATCCAAAAAAGGCTTTAGTCGATCACAAAGATAGGAACCCTTTAAATAACAATGGGTGGAATCTAAGGCTAGGAGATAGCTTACTTCAAGCGCAAAATAGAGGAAAACGTACAGACAACGTCAGCGGAGCAGTAGGAGTATATTGGCATAAACAGGCTGAAAAATGGAGAGTGTCCGTCAGACATAGGGGCAGCCGTTACTCTCTCGGGTTATACACTTGCAAAATTGAGGCTGCTCGCATCTACAATGACAAGATCCTGGAGTTTGAATTAGATAAAATAGGCAAACCTCTTAACAATTTAGACGCTATCTCCTGTGACTGCAAAGAATGCTTGCTTACTTAGGCGGTCGCGGGGAAAATTTTCCGGCAGATAGGGACTAAAGAAAGAGGATCAGACTCTGATTGGTTAACCCAATGGAGAATACGATCCTCTCTTTCCTGAGTCCAAAAGTTTTGTGATCTGTACCAAACGCACCAATTTTCACTAGACTTTTGAAGGTTGCAGTCCGCACAGGCTGCTACTAAATTTTTTCTTATCGTAGAACCTCCTAATGCTTTGGGTATTACATGATCTAAAGTGGTAGGCTTTTCTCTATAACAGTAGGCACAACACCTCCAATCTTCAAAAATTTGTTGTCGGAATCTTTTTTTAGCAAATCGTTTCTGCAGACAAGAAAGATCAAAAAGAAGATCCCGTTCGCTCACAGACGTGAGTGCGGCTCAAAACAAGTTTAGCTAGAGATACAGCGTCAAACTTGAATTAAATCGGGCAAATATCGATCAAGAGTGAGAATGTGCTTAGAGGCTGCTTCAAAAGTTTCAGCCAAAAACAAGCAAGCCAGCTCAGGATCCGTTCTCTCACCGCAAGTAAACACATCGACGGCGGCGTATCCGTGCTCGGGCCACGTGTGGATCGAAATATGAGACTCGGCGAGTAAAGCAAAACCGGTGACACCCTGAGGGGTGAACGGATGGGTTCGGATATCAATTAAAGTCGCATGAGACACGCGGGCGGCCTCAGCCAAAGCATCGCGAATGAAAGCTTCGTCATTAAGTTTTTGCGCAGAGGCGCGGTAAAGCTCCAGAACACAATGCTTGCCGCTGCCCATCAAACGCACCCAAACTGTTTCAATTGTAGTGCGGTTTCCCGAAACAACAGCTACAGTCCTTACCTACTCACAAAAGGTCATGAACCGCCCCCGAGTGCAATGGCTCACTAAGGACAGCTCATTGTGGGAGGTTGACTGGCTTAGGTTTCTATTTAGTCAGGTTCAGGATTACATAGAAGTTGAGTTTGAAGCAGATCAAATAAAGACAGATGAAAATACGGTGTTAATTTGTAACCATGCAGTTCCGTATCGTAGCGTTTTAGATCGTTTAAGAACAAATCAAAAGAAATATGCGATTGTGCTGCTTAGCGACGAGAATTTAAGGGATCCTTGCGAATGGATCCACGACCCGCAATGCGTGGGGCTGATGCGTAACTATATAAATCCGATGCTTCTAGGTCATCCGCGAGTTAACGTATTCGGCTTAGGTTATAAAATAGGCTTAGTTAAAAACTTACAAAATCAACCTTCAAAGGATCTGCTCTGGTCGTTTGCAGGAACCCTTCACGGCGAACGAAAAAATATAATAGAAAAACTCGATGTTTTAACGCCTAATAAGGTTCACACATGTAGCGGTTTCGGAGCTGTGGACGGTTTGCAAACTAAAGAGTACACAAAGTTACTGCAGAGTTCTAAATATGTTCTATGCCCTCCAGGACAGGATAGTATGGATTCATTTAGATTATACGAAGCGCTTGAAGCGGGATCAGTCCCAGTCTGCGTGAGAAACACCGGATACTGGCATCTGCATCCGTCTTACTGGCAGGGTGTGTTCCTAGGTGAGCCCACGTTGCCGTTCGTCTGTGAGGATACGTGGGAAGCTGCGGTCGAAACGCTGCAACAAATTGAAAAAACGGGTAAGTACACAGAAACCCAGGAATTATGTCAAAAATTCTGGAAACACTGGAAAACTATATGGCAGAGGCAAGCGAAAAATCTGTTTAAAAAATTAAAATAGCACTAGGCGTGTTCACTAGGAGGGCAACTCAGGATAGTTAAAGAGCTTTTCGATTCGACTCACTTCTTGCTCATAGAACTGGATTGCTTCAAACGGGTCGAGATCTTCGCCAGTGCGAAGCTTTACGGAGTCGGAAAGTGCATCCAGCCGATGGCGAACATCCTCATTGCCCAGAAATTCGACGATAAAGGCCCGAATAAATTGTTTGTGGTTGGTTTTCATGAGTTACCTATCTCTAAGGCTGTATAACCTGTGCGGCTTATACAAAGGTAGACTTTGCTAGAGGTGCGTGTCATCGGGCGCGGGCGTATTGGAAGGGGTTTTCTGCGAAGGCGGCGTAAATATAGATATCGCCGTTGGTGTTACTGGCGTTGTTGGTGCTGCGCCCCTTAAACCCATTTGACAAGAAATCAAAGCGAGTAAAAGTGTATTCCGCGCCAGAAGAGTCCGGCAGCAGTTCTTGCCCAGAAACGTTGTATGTGGATCGAGTTGTATCATGGAGAACCCAACTTCCCCCATTAGTCGCATTCTTAACTAGCAACCATCTCACACGATGCCCCGTATACACAAACGGCCCATCCGCGCTGCCATTGCCGGTGTAGCTGCCGAAAGAAGAGTACCCGGCTACTGGCGAAAAACAATAAGCGACGTAGGTATACCCATTTGCGTTAATGCCATCGTATGCACCATTGATGCCAAAAGTAGTAGAACTTACACCGCCATTCCAATAGTTGCTTACGTTGATAGCGGCCCCTGTTGACATTAACTGAATGGTGTAGTCCTTGCCCAATGCGCCGTGGTAACCCTGCCAATCAGTAGTATTGCTTCGGCTTTTCACAATAATGAAACTAGGCGTTACGCCCAACCCATGCCCCACCGTTGCATTGGCACCTGTCCCCGTATAAGTAACAATCGAGAACCCCGCACTGGCATTAGCCCTCACCTGACTAGTGATGGAGCCTTGTGTGTTGGTGACCGTTGAACTGCCGGCGTCCCACGCCCAGCCTGCATAGGTGGCTGTGTTGGTATTGACTTTCGCCAGTGTGCCAAGGCTGAACCCGTCACTGTTGAAAGCCGTCAAGCCTTGGGTTTGAGTTGTTTCAGCGGCAGTGCTATTGCTTACAAGATCAATAGTTGCACCACGCACTGCGTCATATAGAGCGTGATCGGTAGCGCCAGAACGGCCTTTGATCCAAACAAAATCAGGGTTGAAGTTCAGACCCGTAATACTGCGTGCAGATCCATTCCCAGTCCACAGAGCAACATCAAAGACGCTATTAGGCTTGGCGACTACTGGGGCGGGCAGGTTGGTATCGCACAGGGCCTTGAATCCGCTTGGACAAGTTTGTCCCCACGGGCGCTGACCGAAATTAGCTTGCCAAGATGTACCTATTTGAGTCTCAGCAAACATAAAATAGGTTGCTGCAGGTAATGATGAGAAAGTAGGATTAGCACCTGTGGCAGGGTTTCCGGTTTGATTCCACGCTGAGTCGTACCAAATACTGCCGGTGCCGAGCCAGCATTTGCCGGAATCAAGGTCTAAGGCAACTTTCCAAATACCAGTTGCAGGGGCACCAATACTCGTAGCCTGAGTGCCGCCGCCCGGATAAAAATACTTAGTCCCTCCATCAAAATAAAACCAGTAATTCCCAGCAGTGTTATCGGGCCAAGTAGCATAAGCAGTGTTACGGGATGTAATTCCTAACCCACAAACTGCCGCTGTTGGTAGATTAAACTCTGAGTACCATTTCCCGCTTGATACGCCGATTGTTGCGTTCCTTGTACCGTGACCACCGGCGGCGGCAACATCGAGATTGCCGTTTGACAAAGTGCCAAGCCCTGCAGCAACGGGATTAAATGTCGCATAATTTCCCCTCACCTCCCCGCCCACGCCTGTATCGGTGCCGTAAGAAGTCGGGGTGTCTACGAGGGAATCGTTGCCTGCACCAGCGCTGACGCTGAGGTTATTCGGCGTCCAGTTATTGCTGTTGCCGCTGTAATCCTTGCCAAGGGTGGTGGCAGTGGCGGCTGAGTTATCGCTGAACTTCAGCCAGAAGCCATTTGTACCGAAACTGCCGGTGTAAGCAATAGGAACGAGTTGCCCAGTAGTGGCACTGACTTCTGTGAAGCTGGATGGTGTTAGGGCTTGTCCGTCGATGAAGTGGATGTCGGCTAGGTAGCCGTTGAAAAACACACTGAAAGAGGGGCGTCCGCCAATCCGGTGTGTTGCAGCTTGGTTGATAGCAAGATCAGAGTTCTGGGTCGGACTAACATTGACGTTGAATGTCGTTACTTGTGATCCATTTATGTAGAGGCGTAGCCTATTAGATGCAGTGGCGGCGGTCGTATCGACCGACATGACTAAGTGATACCAAGCTGAGAAGTCACGCAACACCTGTGTCGTGGTGAGCCATGTGCTAGCGCCGCCGGTAAAAACGACTGTGCCGTCTGTATTGATAAGAAAATCGGTAATTCCATCATCGCCTGTACCATTGCGGCAATGAAAGAGAGTTCCGCCGCCACTTGAATTAGTTCCTGTTAACGCAGAGAGTTTGACCCACGCTGCAAACGTCCAAGTCTTTCTGTTTCCTGCCGAAGTGAAACTGCGGTCACAGTAGGCACTGTCACTACTGTTGAACCGCAGCGACCGGCTGATCTGATACCCCGCAGCGCCAGCAGAAGTAAGCAGAAAAGGATTACCTACTAAACCGCTCATTTTTTTATCCTCAGGCGACAGTACCGGAGCCGTAGTTTAAAGTAGCTACCGTGTTAATACGGCTGGGGTTAACAACGTAATAGGCGAGCAAATCCACGCCGCTTGCGGTAGTCGTTAACGTTGGAGCAGTATTACTCTGGAAAGACCAGGCGCCGCTATAAGTCAGCAAGCGGGATCCGGTATTATCCTGACGAACGATAATTGTGCCTGTTTGACCGCCGCTGGCGTTGGCGGGGGAAGCTAACGTTTGAGTGCCGCTAGTGAGCGTGACCTCAAAGTTATTACCGGCACCGAAGTTTAAAATAATGACGCCAGAAGCCTGAATAGTTGTAGGAGATCCAATCGATTGAGATTGGACAACAACAGGACCGCTAATCGGACCGCCGGTTTTATCGTATTTATTCGCTAGAGAACCTAAAGCGGCATTACCTGAAGCCTGGGCAGCGGCGGCATTAACAAGAGCAGCATTTCCGGAAGCTAGAGCGCTGGTTGAAACAACCAGAGCAGCATTGCCAGATGCAAGCGCTGTTGCAGAGTTAACTAACGCTGCGTTACCGGATGCAAGAGCCGCGTTACCTGAAGAAAGCGCGTTGGCGCCCACGATCAGGGCTGCATTACCGGATGCTAGCGCAACGGCAGCATCAGCAATACCAAGATTTCCGCTAGCTAAAGCGTTCGAAGCAACAACTAAAGCTGCGTTGCCCGAAGCTTGAGCAGTAGTATCAATACCTGGTACTAGATCACCAGGCGGCAACTCGGACGTGAGACCGCTAATTACAACTAGAGGTTTACGAGTTGCCATCGGATCACACCTATAAGGTAATTATACGTCAGTCGTAAAGAACGACGGGGGGTTCGATTTCGAGTTGAAGCTCAGTCGGACTCAGAGCTTGACCCATCGAAACAAGAGCGGCATATCCGCCTGAAGCAGTCACAGTTCCGGACGCGGTGGAATAAGCAGTAATCTGCCCTGTGTACTTAGATAAGTAATAATACCGACCCGGCACTAAGGGACTGCCGTCAGCGACATTGGCAGGTCCGATAACTGCAACATCATCAACAATCACTGAAACAGAAGCCGACGTAGCAGCTCCGGCGGCTGTAATACCGATGGGGTTGTATCGAGTAGCATCAATCCCGCTGCTTGCCACGGCGGACAAGGCGTAAGCTCCGCTTACATAAACAGCCTGACCTTGAATTAAGGTTTCTCCGGCTGTGTAAGTTTGTGTAGTTACAGGAGTGGTTGTAACTCCAGCCCCGTTGACAAGCCAAACTTGTTGACCGCCAGGGGTGTAATCGGTGTATTGCCGATTGAAAATGGCGCGATTCGTCATGATCACACAACTCCAGAGGGAGTAACACCAGACGGACTAACGCCAGAAGGATCGACCGGAGTAGGGGGATCTAGCGGCGGCCACACCGGGTAAAGGGGTCCGGTTATGTAGCTAGCTAATTCATCAGTGGTATCAGTGTCTCGGATTATGTAGACCTTTACCTCGCAAGCTTCTCGCGTTTCCTGACGCCAAGCTTTAACTCCGCTCGACATCGGAACGCCGTTATCAACTTCCCTAACAACCATCCAGTCAGTCGGGAAGAGAATAGTATTAGCTGTTTGACGAGTTTGATCAACCCAGCCAGACACCAAAACACCATGATCTTTGGGAATTAAAGTCCCGCTCGCGGTATACCCCCAATAGAAACGCTGATCATAATAAGGAGGATCAGGTTCTTCTGTAATTCCTATAGCAGCTCGTTCGTCTGGAGTAGCTAAACGAAGCCAGTTAGCAGGATAAAGAGTTCCGTTCGCTTCAAACGGAACATCTAGGGCAAGAGGTTTTCCGTCTAAAACAAACACTTTCAGCAGTCAACTGCAGTGCTCTAAGTATAAAGCAATTTTCTGGCTTACGAACCCCGGCGCCCGGCCGGCAAACCAGACGGACCAAAGAAAAAAGGTGTAGTATATGGCGTTCAGCTACTTCAGGATACAACAGTGCCTACTCTGCGGCACACAGCAATAAGCCGCTGGCTAGAGGAAGGAATCCCCGTCGCACAAGCGGCAAAATGGGCAGGAAATAGTTCAGAAGTAATATGGAAGCATTACGTAAACGTAACGCAAGATTATGAAATGCCTATTTTGTGATGTACAAGGGTTTGGATATCTCAACATCCATGTTTGTGGAAGTTAAAGAACGTCCAACTGTGGTTAAAAATGCGCCGGAGGCAGACAAAGCGTTGAGCTGAGTCTGCCAGGTCGCATAATCAACAAGGGCGCCAGAAGTTGCGATAGATAAATACCTTAACTCTCCTGGGGTAAGTGAAGTAAAAGCTGTGTAAACAGAATCCGGATTAACGCGAACGAGAGAACCGGACGAGACTGTGTCAACAGCCACGCCGGCAACGGAGGCTTGCTGCTGATTCGTGGCGATAGCTTTCTGTACAAACCCAGACGCAGTCAAATAAACTGCGTCTCCGGCAGATATAGAACTAGAAGCAATAAAAGAAACGATAGCCATTTAAGTACGTGGTTTAACTAAATATTAGCCGCGACCTTGGCCCCTATAACGCTTTTTTCCGCGTCGACGAGGACGCGATAAAACGCTGTGTCCTAAGGAAGTGGTTTTAGGCTTGCGCTCGATTTTCTGAACGTTGGATTTGGGTTTGGCCATGACCGAAAGACGGAGCGCTCAGATACTAAGCCTGAACCCAGCCTGTGCCAGTCCAAACTCGAATATGTTGATTAGCCGTGTCATACCAACCTGCTCCTGGAGCGCTTGTAGCGGCAGGCTCAGTGGGACCGTATGCAAAAGTTCTGGAAGGTCCTGTTTCATACCATCCGCTCGTAGTTGCATCATATACAAACAAATTACCTACTAGAGTGCTGAACCAGAGGCTTCCGTCCCGAACAGGCGCATTAAGTCCAGTGCCAGAAGGCGGAAGATCCCCTTTGAGAACAACAGAATCAGAATTGGTCTGATACCACGCGGGCGACGCGACACCGTTGCCGCTGGCATAGACGAACAAACGACCCTGATTAGTGTCAAACCAGAGCTGACCGGCCTTGTACCCCGCCTCAGGAGAGCCGGAGACCGTGACAGCAGAAGCTCCGCCAGCAGCGCCGCTGATGGCTACTTGATTGCCGTTGTAAGTGACAGAAGTAGATCCCTCTCCGTAAGCACCTAAGTTCAGGCGAGTGCCGCCATCAGAAAGATAAAGACCCGAACCAGCGGTATAAATGATGCCAGAAGCTGCCGTAACACTGGTATTAACTTGTGCGTAACTTCCGCTATAAGTGATATAAACACCAGAACCGCCAACAATAGCGCTGTTAATAAGAGTGACGTCACCGCTAGTAGTTGTGTAAATACCAGAACCAGCGGCGATATTCGTACCTCCGCCTTGAATACCGCTTATAGTAGTGTTAAGATCTTCTAGCGCACGTACAATACCCTCGAAATTCCAAGGGTATCCTACGGCGCACCTGGAGTAGCTAGTTGTTCCCACGACTCCAGAGATAGTAAGGAAAAGATCGTCGATGACCTCCACGATGCCGCGGAAGTTATGCTCATGCAGAGCGCGATATGTACTTCCGTGAGTGGGGCAAGGAGCTAGGGTCATCGAGAAAGTTTACATCTAGCCTCCTAATCTCGATTCTACATCCTGCAAGGACTAAGATCGAATATTAAATTGATTTTACTCCCGGTGTAAGGCGAACTGGTGCGTTTTTCCTATGCCGAGCCGAAACACGTTTAACAGCCGAGATCGAGATATTCAAAATCTCAGAAACCTTGCGGCAGCTGTGACCTGCGTCCAGCAAGTTACAAACTTCTTTTGCCCTCCAGGTGTTCATACACCGGTTATCGATTCGGCGACGCAGTTCTTTTAACTGAGTGTCATTAACGCCCGAATGTAAAATCTGGCGAACACGTTCAGCGCTGATTTTAAAGAGGGCGGCCAGTTCACGGTACGACTTGCCCTCCATATACATCTCATAAAGCTGTTGGAATCGATACTCGCGCTGAGCTTCGGTCAGGGTCTCTGACATTTTAAAAATTTAAGTTGATGTGAATGTGAATCCTACCCCCTACGTGTGCGCGCGTCAAGGGCAGGGTGCTGAAAACCCTCCTCAGCGAGCTGCCAGGCGGGTATGTTCCATTCTAAAGCACGTCGACGGCACTCAGCCCAAAATTCGGCATCAGGGCTCTCATTCGCAGGAGAAGGCAGGTCAGTCAGAGTCGTCACAGGGAACACCTAAGGTGTGTTATGCACAAATATTAACAGACAACCTTAAGAATTACCAAAAACATCGGAACCCACGCTGGATTCGTGCTCGACTGACCGGAAAAAAAGTTTTTAGGAGGGTCGATATAACGTGAATTGCGTGTCTGCGGAGATTTATAAATATATTTAAAATTAAATTAGGTAATAGTATGCGTACGCGACCGACACCCTAATTAAATAACGTAACTAAGCCGCTAAGCCGAGACTCAAGTGCGACAGGCAAGTTGCGTTAAGTAGCCCTCTTAAGAGAAAAAGTAATTAGAAGGGTCAAGGTTAACCGTGCTATCCTTGGGTGAACACCGTGCAACTTGGTGTACGTCTATGTTCAACCCCATACTGGTCTCAGTGCTGGGCTTACTGGTCCAAACGCCGGTTGAGCCCTCCGAAGGCCCAATCTCAAAGCTCTACACCTTGGACTCATTCCAAGTCGTCGAGCGCGGCGATGTCTCGAGTCTGGACTGCAAATGCGGCCGCCATGAAACCATCCACGTGGCGACAAGCGACCTAGAACGGTCCCACCCCGTCCTCGGGGTCTATGCCTGTCCGATCTGCCTAGAGGAGCTGCGGGCCGCCCGTAGCCCATCGGATAAGGTCGCCGTCTGGTTCAAGCAGAATCGGTTGGCCTTGACGCCCGATCAGCACATTTATCTGCCTTGTACCTTTGCCCGTCTTGTCGATTCTACAGATAAGACAATCATGAGACCAAGGCGATTCGTGTATGCCAAATTCCACAACGTCGCTCTTTCTGACGCCGATAAAATTCTGACAACCTGCGGAGATCCAGAATGTGTTAATCCGTATCACATGATGCTGACCGCAAGCCCAGCTACTAAAGTCACACCTGAAATGCGAGAGGACGTCAAAACATGGGTGGCCCGCAAGATACGAAACAAAACCATTCAGGAGATGCTGAAATCGAAATACAACAGGGACTTGTCGCTTCGAACGATCACGAATATAAAAAAATCTGTGCTTGCATAAGGCATTACGGAGATTTAATCGGTCTGCTAGCATCAGACCAACCGTTGTCTACAGCAGACCTAATCGGAAATCTCGGAGCTTCTAAACTCAAAATCTTACGAGATTTAAATCGACTCATTAAGTACGATTTGGTCATCAAAATTTCATTTGAACACCACGTGCTGTATTGCGTCAACGGCCGTTTCAACACTCTGATTAAGCAAATTTTAGAATTATGACCACTGCTACGCCTACTAAGCCCAGCCTCTGGGACGCTAAATACGTTATCGAGAATCTCCCTGCGTGGATCTACTCCGATAACAAGCAACCTGAATCTATCGAAGAGTGCAAAGCTAAAATTTCATCCACGGAGTACACAATCCGAGATATCGAGCTTCAAATCGAGATTCGCGAGCTGGAGCTAAAGACTGGAAGCAGTCGGCATAACAGCAGTTTTGAGTTTGATCGCTGGAAAACGCAAGCTCTGCGGGCGAAACAGACACACCTTTATCTTCTTAATGCCCATAAGTACTGGTTGATGCTGAACGAAAGCAAAGCAACCGAAACGTCAGAAAAAGATATTCGTAAAACTGTGGAAAAACTCATTGAACTGTTGATCGAAGAGCCTGACGATTTCGTTACCCAGCTTGAAAGCCTGCTGTGACCTGCATAAAAAATGAGTCTCACAAAAAGACTGATACAGTTTGCCAAGACTGTCTTAAAGAAATTGATCTAGATCCGGTATTTCCGTGTCTAGATGACATAAAACCTGAATTGAGAGCTGTTCTCACTCAACTGACTCTTCAGAATCAAGACCTCTACGAGTGTTGGAAATCATCGTTTACGCATTTGAGATTAGAAGGTAAGAGACTAAAAATCGCAAATGTTTACTACGCTTTCTTCAAAGCTGATATCGGTAACAACACTCTGAAACGAACCTGCGGAACTATCGGATGCGTAAATCCTTATCACCACAGATCACGCTTCGAGGCGTCCGACATAAGACAAAGGGTCAGAAGCGGATTTAACAACAAATTAAAATTTGTAGAAGATTTATCTAATGCAGAATGGATGAGACTACCTTAGACTCAACTCGCTGCGTCTGGTAAGAACGGCCCTTACGCAGTATCTTGGGAGGTAGTCGTAGTTTTTGTCGTTTCCTACGACTTGTAAACGAACCGCATTGCCGGGTACCCGGTGATGGGGCGGCCTCCCTACCATTTCCCATGACTCTAGACATCACAAAAGATCTTAAAAAACTGATTGAAGTCCTCACCAACATCGACACCAGTCTTCAAATTATTTCAAATGCAAAAGCAAACAAGGTCACCACGGCGTTTGTTAGTAAAAAAGCTATTGCTTCGAGGCTCAACGTCGCTCCTGTGGTTATCGATAAACTTATTCATACTGGTATTGCGAGCGGCGGTACTGCTGGTTTGGTTGAAGGCCGTCATTACTGCAAGCTTGACCCGGCGGAAACCAATACCTCCGCATTCCTCTTTGATGCGACTAAAGTCTTGGAATCAGCGTGGAAGAACTTCACCAACTATCAAAATGGCTAACTCCAAAGAACGCGACAAACTTGCTAAAGATCTGTTCGGTAAGTCAGAAGTAAAGAACCGTATCGGTCTTAATACGGCCAAAATGATAACAGGGGACATCGTGACCCTGTACCAAGAATTTCGGAAGGCATCCGGCGCAGGAGCTCTGTGCTTCAATCCCGCTAAGCCAGATCAAAGCGTGTACATGACAGTAGCGGACTTAAAAACGGATATGGCGTTAGCAGAAGAAATGTGTGACGCGGATACAGCAAAGTTTTTATCGGAAGCTATCGGTCTTGTTCAGAAAGTAGGGAGTAAAGAGGATAAAGCTTTGGTCCTCTTAGCCTCTCGATACGGGATAAGTGCCCACGTGATCGATTTAGACGAAGCAAATTCTCGACTCGACGGGATCGCTGATGCCGCAAGTCGCGACTGATTTCGTCTCTCCGCCAGACGTAATCGGAATCACATCTGCGTTTTTCGGAGGCCGCGTCGAGTTAGACCCGGCTTCCAGCAAATCCGCGAACACTTTAATAAACGCAGATCGTTATTTCACTGCGGAAGATAACGGTCTTCGGCAAAAGTGGGAAGCTAAAAACGTATATTTATATCCGCCCAGGGACAGCCTGACTTACGACGAACAACCGCCCGATTCCAGCGTTTTCCGCAGAAAAAAGCGCTTCGTCAAGTCAGCTCAACGCGTGTGGTTGGAGGAGTGCTATCGGCAGTATCTAAGAAACAACTTCGAGGAAGCCATTATTTTTCTAACCTCGACAGAAGTTGCATTAATAACCACGCAGAAGATCGGCTTAGACCTTCCCATGTGTGTTTTAAAGGAGAAACCTGCGCTTCACTTGGATACGCCAGATCTTCCAAAAATAACTAACACAAGATGTTACGGATTTATCTTATATATGCCTGAATCAACTAAACCAGAAGAAAGAGTCAGGGACTTTATTGAATTCTATAGTCCTCTGGGGCGCGTATATTACTGAGAAAACGTGCGGTCCCGAAATTGTCATTCGGGCCGTAAGCATCTCGCTCAGCAAATCCGAGACCCACGGGGGTGGATTTAGATTTACCTGAGAGCCTTTCTCTCTCTAAGCGTTGACGCCGTTCGCTCGGGCCTTCCGACCAGACCTTACCGGCCATACGAATAACATCGCGGCTTCGATAGCGGTAATCGTGTTTCGCAAAAGGAGCTTCGCTGTGAAACCTGACCTTTCGTTCGTGTTTTGATTCTCTTATGTCGTCAGACATTGTATGTATATAATTGCTTCATGGATTCCACGTCGCTCGTAACTGTAGGCGGATTACTCGCGTAGGACATAAACGTCTGATTAAGCAGATTATTAAAAGCAGGATCTTCCGCTATTTTTTGGAACTGTGTGATGGGTGCAGATAACGCTGCATATAACCGAGCACTTCCAGCTTGACTTGCTTGGTTAAGCCGATTGGTGTAATCGCTCAAACTCGAGGACAACATACCTGCAAACCGTTTCGCTGATTGTGAAGCGAGCAGATTCGGATCATATTGAGCTAATTGTCGACTGTACTGGCTGCCGATATCACCGATCGTCTTGTAAAAATCTTGCGAAAGTTGCGTAGTGGCCTCCTTAGGCCCCATCGGAGCCAGGTTGCTTATAGCTTGTTGTTGTTTATTCGCTCGTTTTTTTAATCTCTGATTTTGACGCCGTAAAGCAACGATAGTCCGCTTCTGAATATCGCGTGCGGTATTTACCGAAGCTTGAGCACGCTCAGCAGGACTAGGACCGAATAAACCCATTATCCGAAAGGTGCTTGGCCTCGCTTAATTCTACCAGCAACAATATCTCTTATCCGCAGGATTTCTGGGCTAGCTGTAGAAGCTCCGGGATCAAAGAAGTCCATAGAAATGTGAGGACCCGTAGCGCGACCTGTAGTCCCTTGTAAACCAAGAGGCGTGCCCGCCGCTAAACGCATACCGGGCTTTAGATTCGGATTGATTTCGTTGAAGTGAGCAATCAAGGTGTCGAAAGGTTTACCCTCAGGAGTAACACCTCGAAGCTCAACATAGTTACCGTACCCACGGCCGCCTGGACCTCGATTAGCGGCGTTAGGTTCGCGAACGACTTTTAAAACCTGAGCATTAAAAGGCGTCGCAAACATCGCGTTAGCCCCTCCCGCAAGCGCAAAATCCAAGCCAGGTTCGCCCGTGGCATCGACGGCAGAGGTGACAACAGCATTCGGATACGAAATACCTCCGCCAGTTTTAGCGAAACCTTGACCCGGTTTAGCCCCTGTCTGGGTATTAACACCAGCAGCTTGCGCCGTCTGACTCACGGCCACGTCGTTGAGTGTTCGTTCAATCTGAGAAGCCTCTGCGTTATATGCCGTCTGCTGCTGCCTGAGCTCCAAGATGTTTTTAGCTAATGTTGATGGATCTAAACCTACTTGCTGCGTCGATTCGGCTAGCTTGCTGATCGACTGCGACTCCAGAACATCCGCTTCATCCTCGTAGCCGGCATCCGCCAATTCAGCGGCACGGTTTTGGAGCTGTATAGCTTCGGCTGCGCTGTTTGGTGTCCCCAAACCTTCGACAGCTGAACGCAGCAGCAGACCTTTCAAAGCGCCGCGAAGGTCGAATCGGGGAAGTTGAATGCGTTGCGCGGCATTAGCAGGAGCTGGAACAGGGGCTGGAGTTTGCGCTGGGCCGCGGGGAGCCATCATGCCCCCCGTAGGAACAGCGGTCCCGCCTAAAATTTTGGTTACGTAATTTCTCGTCTCTTTAAAAGGCGGAATACCCCCGTATCTTTCCACGTTGCCGGGGCCTGCGTTATACGCAGCCAGAGCTTTGGGATATGACCCGAAACGTTTTAATTGCTGACTGAGGTACCTAGCACTTGCTGTTATGTTTTGAACCGGGTCTGACGGATCAGACACACCAAGGCCCCGAGCAGTCGCAGGCATCAACTGACCCAGTCCTTGCGCTCCGGCAGGACTAACAGCGGCGGGGTTCCACCCAGACTCTGTAGTTATAAGGCGCTCAAAAATAGCCGGATTAACACCAAAATCACGGGCTTTTTGCCTAGCGATTTGCTTAAGTTGCTCTGTGGTGTACGGCATGTTTTGAATTTTTGCCTAGAAGATGAAAATCGCAGGGATATGATCCGCTGATTTTAGTTTAATCTTTGCTCAACTTTCTTTCAGTTCTTCGTCATCAAATAACTTCATGTTTGTATCCACAGCGATGCCCACTTCAGCCATTACTGTTTTATACGCCCTCTCTCGGCAGATCAACTTAAACACTTTATCCCAGAGATAATTATCGCGATCCTTACTATGTAGTGTGTGTGCTTTAGTACGAATGCGTGTAAGTACGAACTCGTCCTCTAGCGTCAAACCGCAGGCTAAGTTCCCTGTGTGCTCCGAATCACGCTTGGAGGCCATGTGCCGGCTGCCGATACTCAGAGTCTAACTCCCAGTATCTCCGTATCACATTATTTCGAAAAATAGAAGCTTTCGTTATGCGCTATAAATAAAATGAAAACACATTGTACTCACCATGATTTACAACTCCAGTAACCCGGAGTCAATTTGCTCTTCTTCTCGTCACAGCTATGACGCGAACGAAAAGCTCGGCGTCGATCTGGTTCGTTACTACGGTTCTCCATATTGGGATCACCAAAGCGCACTAAACGCACAGTGTCCCCTTCCTTGGCTGCCACGGAGAATTCTTTACCGCTCTGAACGTCTCGTTTGGGGACGTTGTAGTTTTTAAAAATTTCCCCAGCGATACGAATAGCCATATGGACACAGAATCTAACAATATTGTAAATACTACAACGCTTCACACAGCTCAACAGAAACCTTAAGAGTACATGAACTCCTCCACACAGGACTACGCAGAGCAGAAAAAGCTCTATAGTGTCCTCTGTAATTCATCTTCTATATCGTCATGCCTGACGACAAGAATCTTCTGACAATCGCAGAGACCGCTGAATTCCTGAACTGCAGCTCTGGTTTTGTGCGCAAACGTATTGCTCTGACTGAGTCCAACCAACCCGGCGGATGGCCCAAGCAAATCTTCGTGAATTTGCAGCCTAATGGCGCCAAATCTCTGTACCGCGTGAATAAAAACGCACTCGAGGAGTACCTGAAGACTTCATCCGCCGCTAAAGTGGAAACTGCAGAGCCCGCAACTGCGGCTGCTTGCTCTTTCTGATAGCGAAAAAATGACGTTCTCCGGTTCTTTCAGCACCACGCCTGCGCCGCAAGAGGCTCCTGAGCAGATGTTTGAAGAGCTGGAGACGGGGGACGAGGAGAACAAGGCATCAGTCGAGGATTTAATTTCTGGACTGGTGTCTTTATCTTCTTATTTACATCAACTTTATGTTCAAAGCCATTTACTCCATCTGAACGTCGAAGGTCCTCTGTTTCTACCGATTCATGAGTTCCTAAAAGAACAGTACGGAGCGCATATTGAGCAATTCGACCAGATTGCCGAATTTGTGCGCACAATGGATTTTCTGATGCCTATGTGTGAGCGCGGTTTGCTGAGCGCTTACAAAGGCTTTAAACATGTAAAAGCTTACGAAACCCGCGAAGGGCTTACTGTTTATCTGAAAAATCTAGAAACGTGTGGAATGACTTCCAAAGATCTGCAAAAGATTGCAAAGGAAGTCGATGCTCCGGATATTGAAAACTATTTGGCGGAACTCGTGGGGATGATGTTCAAGGCTTCGTGGTTCCTCAAGAGCACTTTGCGTCCTTAAACAAGGAGCCAAGTATCGGTAGCTCGAACATACAGACCGGCTGCAAAAACACCAGACGGCTGAACCTGATAAATCAGAGTTCCGGACGGATTTAGAACGGGATTAGGGAGTCCGCTTAAGACCACCGTGGAACTCTGAATGGCTCCAGAAGCTAAAATTGCTCCCGAAGCTAAAGTTGCTGTATTAGCAAATAAAGCACCTGAAGCTAAAATTGTTCCCGAAGCTAAAGTTGCTGTTCGGGAAAATACAGCACCCGAAGCCAGAATCGTTCCAGAAGAAAGGGTAGCTGTAGAAGCCTGAGTAGCAAAGGTAGCTGTAGTTGCCGTGGTTGCGGTAGTAGCTGAATCCGCAAAGCCGGCACCTACCTTTTGCCAGGCGCCGCCAGTCCAGACTTTTAAGTAATAACTTCCTGTCGAACTATCTGCCCACAGCTCACCAACGGAGTTTCCGGCTAAACCAACAGGCGTGGAATTAGGCGCAGTTGTTCCGTAGTGCGAAGGACCGATTTTTCGGATGCTTCCGGCAGAGTCTTCGAAATATAGACCCGGATCTGCAGCGCCCACGGCGATAGCAAGTTCGCCGTTCTGAACAACGCTAGTTTGAGGACGATCAGAAGACTGACCTGATCGTTTTAGGAGAAGGATAACGGGTGTTGAAGTCACTTAATAAACACCACCATTAATTAAAGAGGGGAAACCAGCCGGAGGAACTATAACCCCATTCAAATACTGACCGCCATCAAACACGTTTGTAGGTTGATTAACCAGAACACCGTTTGCATATGTGCCGCCATCATACGTCCCGACAACAAAAGATGCGGGATCGAAAGGGTTGAACTCGTCGATCGTAAACATCTCGAAACTTGCGCCCTGCAGAGTATTCGGCCCTGATAAATCTCCGGCATTGAGCGTCTTTGTCATCATGTTGTACATATCCGGGTACATCATGTGCGTCGGCATATCGTCCTTAGCCGGGCTGTATCGCTGCCACCAGACCAAATCTTTCTCACGCTTCAGGAATGTGGTCTGTCGCTCTAATTCTTTTTCGAAATACTCTCTGTAATACTCGTTCAGAGGTTCGTCTGTTGGTTGCGGTAACCACGGTCCGGTGACTACGCCTTGATCGTATGCGCGCTGGAGATCCCACATTGCGGCGTAAATATGCTTACACCACTTTGGTTGGTAGTAGAAAAAGTTAGGATCCGAGTATGTCGCTTCAGAAAAACTAGGGATATTGTATATCTGATTAATATAAATAAAACCAAATGTTCTAACGAAACCAGGGTTATCAGACGAAGGCACAACACGAGGCGATCCGTCAACACCCGCGTCAAAATAACCAGGATCAAAGTTCTGCGGGCGTGTACGCGGATACTTACGGCGAATTGACGCGTCGTACAGATTAAAATTTTCGCGAGCTAAAAAGTCGGAACAGGTACACTGAGACCGCATCTCCGTTGTCAGATATTCTCCAACCGCCGGAGGCCCGGTGGCGGGGATGGCTAATGTATTTTCATCGACAACGGCCCAGCTTGTGTTATCTGTATGAGATAAAAACAAAGTATTGAATATAGGAGCATATGACGGAGTTACAGGCACATTATCGATGCCCACGGCTGTGACCGTGTAGTTGTTAAATCCGTACTGTTTATCTGTACCGTCTGCGTTGAATCTATTAGATAAAACTTCGCCAGTAAAGAAAGAAATAGGAGCCCCAAAAGTGGAGCTTAGTTTCACGGCATACGTGTTTGCGTCGTAATCTGTTACAGAAACAATCGAGTAACCAAAGTTCAAGAAATTAAACGAATCCCGAGGGCGAATGCCAACCATGTGCATACGCATATCCGTCCGCGTGGTCGGATACATGAAACACATACCGGGTAGAAACACACCCAGTCCAGGAGTACCGGATACAAAATACTTAAACGAATAAGTTAAACCTCCATAAGCTTGCTGAGAGTACATACTCAGCTCATATCCGCGGCGCCAACGAACCCAAAGGGATGCGTAGTCGTACTCGCTTGTAAGACTAAAATCTTTGGTATTTAAAGCTGGCCTAAATCGACGTTTAAACGGTAAAGGAGAATTTAGCTCCTTGATGTTGTCGGAGCCCTTTACTGTTTTCGGTAACTCAGCAGGATTTGTAGCCTTGAAAGGCTTGAAATTAAAGTCGTCTGACCCGCGTCTGCGTGACACAGTTCAATAGAATCCTCCCTGAGCAAATACAGTGATACCAGATGGACTCAAACCGCCAGATACCGCTGTGCTTCCGGTACCGATATATCCCACGGCGAGGATGTATCCCTTTTCGAGGTAAATACCTTCGGATTTGCCGATCTGAATGGGAGCGAGAAGGTTAGTATCGCCCACTTGCGGGGTGGGAGCGTTGCAGGCAAATAGTTGGACGCTCTGAGGAATACCGCGAGTCGAGCCGCTAAGACCAACCTCAACACGACCAACCATTAACGCAGCTGACGTAGAAGGAGCGGCTTGGTTAGGTGCGTAAACATAAAGACCCAGATCAACAGACCGTCGACCGCTGTTGTCGGGGTAGCCTTCGTTGCTGACAATGGTGATATCTTCCACCAGGGCAGCATCTTCCGAAGGAAGATCACCTACCCGAACTAACTGAATCAAATCAGTCAGATTTGGGTTAGTGGGGTTGCAAGTCCCTGTCGCGCTGGTGATCCGAGCGCCCCTTAAAAAAGGGCGGTCGATAAGACAGGGCTGCTTGTTTGTAGAAGTAGAGGCCATTAGGTGCGCTCGGTGTGCGGAATAATTGTGCGGAGCTTAAACTCATACCATGAGTTTGTCGGTATCTTTGTTGTCTGTCTTCAACTTAAATGAGATCATTCCGAAGTCATTTAAAGTTCGAAGTGCTTTAGCTAATGAAGATTCTTCGCTCTCGTCTTTATCTCCAGTTTTTTCCTGGAAGTAAGTTGATATGAGTTGACCTGCCATCGGCATATCGCCACGCGCAGCGGCTATGCCTGCACCTAATCCGGCGCCAAACTTACCTACACCGCCAAGGAAATCCTTTAGCTGTTCACCCCAACCGGGCTGGGCTCCAGGCTGCGTGGGACTTGGAGCGGAAGGTCCGCCCAAATTCTGAAGGTTAATGTCGAGAACATTACCTAAATCAGGGCGAAAACCCTCGTAATTAATCCCCGTAGGAGCTTTGAAATCGTAACCCTTCACGGTTGGAGGGTTAAGGTAGAAGTCGGTAGCAGACATCTTGTTTTCTCCTAAATCAAGCGAAGGGAACAGCGGGTATAGAACCGCCCGAGGGAATAAATCGCCCACCAAGGGGTACATAATTAACCTTAGGGCGGATAAGAGGACGAGTAGCGTCCTCGATATCTGAAGCACCGGCCGATTTATCTATGGCTTCAGCTGCGTACGCAGCATTCCCGGCTGCGTTTTTGATAGGATCATCGCCCATTTGGGAGCCGATAGACGCAGTGGTCGGCTGAGGCATCTGTTGAGATAAATCAGGTCGTGCTTTAGCTCGCTGAAGCATCTCATAAGCCAGAGTGGGGTTCTTCGCAGCCCAAACAGGAGTTTGTGGGGCCACGCCGGGAAGGGCAGAGACATCCCGAATAATTTGGTTGAGAACCTCAGGCTGCGATACGTAGTCTTGACGTTGCTGATAATACTTAGCGATCGGTGCGTTGGGATCAGGACTAGGAGCAGCGATGGGTGCGCGCGGAGCACCAGGAGCTGCGCCACCTCCGCGACGAACAGCTTGTAATGCGTTTGCGCGTGCTTGCCGATATTCGCTATCGCCGCCGTCCTGGGTAATAACAACCTGACCGCTGCCGGCCTGCCCGGTGGTTGAAGGGGGCATCCTTCCAGGCGTACGAGAAGAAGGAGTACCCGTCCCTTGACGGGGATAAGCCTGTTCGTCGGTCAGAGGCACGACAGACTCGGTTTCATCACCGCGCCCCATAACGCCCATGAGCGTGCCTACGCCGAGACCGCCGGCGCCAGCCAGCAAAGCTTTAATTTGCGTGGGAGTGAGACCTGATTCGCGCACCGCTTTACCTAAGTCAGCAGTTATGCGACCAAGAGCACCGCCGCGTTGTCCGGTAGGTAAATCGCGAATGAGGCGATATTCGAGATCAATAACGTCATCGACCACGCCGGGAGAAGGACGGCCGGCTCCACCGGCAGGAGACGGAACTAAGGCGCCGCCGCGATCCCCGCCGCCCATGGCTGGGCCGCCGCCCGGAGGAACTGCGCCGCCGCCAGGAGGAAGTGCTCGGCCGCCCCCAGGAGGGACCATCGAACCGCTCGGGCCTTTCTGAACCGTATTTAAATAAGCCAGATAATCTGTGCCCCTGGGACCAGTAATGTTTTTAAGAGCTTCTCCGGCAGAAACGTTATACTCAGTCGAAATATCGTCTGCTAATCGAGCAAGAGTCGCGGCTGTCCCCGGTTCAAGAGTGCGAAGCAGACTCATAGTATCGGCGTCAGCCTCTCGCAGAGATAGCGGACGTGCACCGGGACCAAACTCCGGTTCCGGAGCGATGTGGACACCTCTGTAATTAAACTGAGGCTCAGGAGCTGACTCAATGTGCAATTGACCTGGCGCTTCGCCGGGTAAACGCACACGAGGCATGTCTGCGACACGTTCGCGGGCACCCGCACGAATTGTTTCGCGATTTCGGACCGTGGGCCGCGGAGTGCGCGAAGAAACCGGCACGCCTTCACGAGTTCGAAGAGGCAACGGGAGTTGCAGAGCCTTCTCAGCTTTAGTCGGAATGGGCCGAGGGGCGGGAGCATTTGGGAACAGTAAGCGTTTCTGAATAGCAGGACCTAAAGCGCCGCTACCGCCAGCTGCCTGGAAACCACGCAGAACATCCTGAATTTGCCCGGAGATCTCCCCAGGTAACTTTTGGATCTGCCTCAGCATTTGCGGGTTGCTAACTAAATTAGTGAGAACCCGCAAACCCTCTGCGTAATCAGCCATACAGCTACCTGTGCCTTTAATAAATATAGCGTTTATCGCCAGTTTGCGTAAAAGTACAGACGGTCCGAACGGGACACATCCGGAGGTCCGGGAATAGCTTGTACAAATTCCCCACCACTGCGTTCGAAACGATACCTCGCTGTCACAGGATCCCTATAATTCGGGATATAGAGCATATGAGCTAACCTATCGCACTCGTATAAGAAATTCTCTCTCCATATTTTTGCAGTTTCTCTTTTATCTTGAATATTAATAGAACGGCTGACGTCACCTAAAATAGTTTCCTGACGACTCGTTGCTCGGCCGGTAGCCAGCTCTGTTAAACGCTCAGCTTCTGCACAGCGTTCTAATTGCTCGATTATCTTGTCGTAGTAAAACTCACTAGGAATGCTGTTACAAGCTTCCATTAAACGGGCATAATCTCCAGCCGGCACAGTAGCTAAATTGTAACCTAAGAAATAAGCTACCCGACTAAAGTTGAAATCATCTAATCTATAACCAAATACTTGGGCACTATTTCTAGTTAGCTGATTAACCGCGGCGTAGATTACCTCTCTCTTAGTAGCATCGGTAGTGTCAGGCTGAAAGACAACGCCCTGCTGAGCAAGGTAACTCTGAAGTTGTTCTAACTCCTGTTGCGTTAACTGAGCCATGCTACACTAAGCCTCCGCTATGCTTTTATTGTAAATGAGACACGGAATACCGGAAGATATAGGTGAATACCTTCAGGTAGATCCGTCTTCGAAAACCGGATTACGTTGGATAAGAACTGTAAATGGTAGAGCAAAAATGGGGGATGAAGCAGGGTGTAAATGGAAAGTCTCAGATCGAAATCGCGAAAACTACAGTGTTAGATTCAGAAATATTCTTTATTTAAACTCTAGAGTTATTTTCTTTTTAAATTCCGGCAAAGATCCCGAGCATCTTGATGTAGACCACGCGAATAGAAATTCGACAGACAATAAAGCCGTAAATTTGAGATTAGCGACGGTCAACCAAAATCAAAGAAATAAAAAAATACAGAAAAATAATACGTCCGGTTATAAAGGAGTTTGCTGGGATAAAAATAGACAAAAATGGAAAACACACATACACGTTGACGGTAAAATAATAAACTTAGGGAGATTCGATACAAAAGAAAAAGCCGCTATCGCATATAACGAAGCGGCTCTTAAGTATTTCGGCGAATTTGCGTATTTAAACTTTATTCCACATACACATTCCCATCCTCAAGAACCTCATCCCAGTTAATACCTTTAATGGACTTCAACTGATCGAGCTTAGTAAAACGTTCGCCAGGCATACTCTGCTGCAACTCTTTTATATCTGTAGCTGTTTTGATGCCCACGCCTTTCAGTACCTGAGTCAGTAACTGAGGAGGCGCTGTGTTGATGTTGACTCGATTAAATGCAGGCACTTCAGGTTTAACTAACTGACGTCCGCGCCGTTGTTTAGAAGGAGCAGCTTCGGGTTCAGCTTCACGCACTTCTTCGATAACTTGATTCCGATGCGCAAAGAAAACTTTACCGGTAGTAATAGAACGCACCATCATGTACTCGCCATCGTCATGCGTGCTAACGACTTCGATCTTGACACCATTAGGAGTGTACGTAAACTCTTTAACCTGAGTCACAGTCATTATGTGAACAGTATCTGAACGGTATCTTACCTTAAACTGGCAATAGGTGTACGGTCTTAAGGTAGGTGCCTTTCAACTTTCGTTTACCGGGTTTCCCTCAAATCCCGACACACGCAAAACGGTTCTTACACGCAGTTCCTTTTGCCGGAGACGTGCTGAACGTCATTGGTGAAACAAGCTCGAACATTAAAGCGGGAATGTCGCCCAGGCGCGCCGCGGCACGAGGTATTGCAGTGGGCGGAGCTGGTTTCGCTGCGAGTGCGCTTCCACCTGCCGACATTCTCACAGTGGCGCCGGCTGTAACTCGATACGCAGTTAAACCTCAGGCAACTCCGGAAGCCCAGTCCCGACGGGATGTTCATCGCAGCCTAGGTATTGCAGGAGGAGGATTCAGTCCGGAAACATTGAGCCGTACAGCAGGAATGTTGGACTACGTCAACCCAGAAAACTGGGCTAGATCTTTGGTAGACCTTGTGGAGACCGGCAAAACATACAGCATTAATCCGGAAGATCGCTTGGAGGAGATCAAAAAAGAACTACTGCGCAAATCGATCGGAATTAGGTAAAAAAAATCCCCCTCCGAAGAGGGGGTGTCCGTCGACATCCGATTAAGTTTATCAGGCCGAAGGAGAGGTGCTGGTGTAGATCGAAGATTCGACAACACCGGCGGGTTGGAGTGCCACGTCGGAACGCTTGGGCGGCTCATCGGGAACAAGCCAGCAAACTTCGCAGATTGCCAGAGCTTTGTCTTTGCCGAGCAGCTTGCCGGTCTTGGCGCGGGGGTCGTACACACCGGAAGCCTGAGCCAAACCAGAAGCAGCTGCGCCGCCGAGGTTGCCCACGGTGGAGAGCTTGTAGGTAGTGGCGGAGGTAACGGCGTGCATGTTCGCGTCATTCCAGGCGTTGCTGGAGTTGAACGAACCGTTCTCGATACGGCTGTTGGAACCAACAACAGTAGCGAAGAAACCGCTGGCCGAAGGGGTGGCGGTGAGGCCGACGCCCAGTGCGGGACCGAGACCAAGGGTGGGGGTAGCGGAACCGCCGCCCACACCGCTGGACACCACGTCGCCGCCGTCGATACGGAGACCCACGCGGTACACGTAAGCACCAGAAGGAACAGTGATGCCGTCAGCAATGTCGGCACGCACGTCCTTGTGATAATCCGGAGAGGGGATGATCACGTTGCCGGTGGTGAAGGCGACGTTGTCACCGTTCAGACCGGAACCGTAAGGCTTGGTGTAATACTCAAGCTGGTTGACGGAACCCAGAGCCTGGTAAGACAGGTCTACGTAACCGACAGCTTGCTGAGCAATCCAGCCGGGACGGAAAATAACGCCAACAGGACCGCCAACGGGTTGGTTGGCGAGAGTCTCGCTGGTGCCGTTTTCGTTGAGGAAATCAACGGACTTCGCTTCGTGCCAGTAACGAAGAACGTTGGTGTAGTTACCAGGATAAATCTTGGCAACCGAGATCTGGTTAGGGTTGATGGCCATCGTTAGTTACCTCCTCAAGCGTTAAAGGAGTAGGCGATGGTCGCGAAGTCAGCGTTCAGAAGTTCGAAACCTGCGTACAGGCTCCAAATCATCATGATGAAACGGCTGAAATCGTCGTTGTTATTCAGAAGAACCTGAGCATTGTTACCGCCGATGCCGACGCCAACACTCTGGGGACCGAAGAACATACCGATTGCGCTTTCATAAGCCTTAGACGTGCCGCCGATGGTGGCAGTCTGGCTCTGAGAGGGCATGTTAGTGGATTCGAAGAAGCGAACGCCTTCGAACACAAAACCCGTGGGCATAATCGGCTCGCCCGCCACGAAGGTGGCTTGACCGAAGCCCTGACCCATGTAGATGGCAGCGTTAGGCTGCATCGAGGACATGAGGGGGTTGATCTGACCGTTGCCGGGGTAACGAGCAACTTCGCGGAAGTCGCTGTTCTGGCGCAGGTGCATCAGGAAGGTAGGATCGCAAACGCAGCGATAGAAACCATCCTGGTAGGTAGGAGTGTTCCGCTTACGCAGGCTCTTCACCACGCGCAGCAGGTCATCCTTAACGTCGAACTTAGCTTGCTCGGCGTTGGCATAGGTGAGGCTACCGACAGCCAGATCGCCGGGGTAGTAATAACCACCTTGGCTATCAGAGGCTTGACCCTTGGAGACAGCTTTCAGGAGTTCGTTGATGAACACCCGGTCGCGCCATCGGCGGTAGTCATCCAGCAGGGTGAGGCTACCGATGGACTGGTGGAAAGCGGTGAGGTTACCGGTGTCCAGCAGCAGACGCTGAGCGGTGATCAGGGTCTCGCGAGCAATTTTAAAGGTGCTCGGCTGAGTGGGATCACTCGGGTCAGCAGGACCAGTGTACTCGCGGAGGGTCACGAGCACTTTGTCCTTAACGATATTCCGGCTGTTGGCAGTACCGATGGTCTGCTCAGCAGTGCGCTCCCGAGACTCCTTAGAGCCGGGGTTGCCCCAGAAACGATAACGGTCAAGCTGAACGGTCTGGCCTGGTTGTTTGCTGCCTGTAATGCTTTAGTAAGCACCGTGAGGCTCTTTATCCTCACGTAACATCAACTTAAGGACGTTGATGAGTAGACTATATCATCACCCACAGCAGGCAATACCTCTGTTTGGGTGCTCCGCACTCGTGTCACCTTATCGGCTTCTACAACAAATTTGTTGCGGTCAGCCTCGCTCCACTTTGACTTGCCTCGATTAGTTCGAGCGTCGTAGCGAAGGTCGAATTTGTAGCTCATGGCTTTGCATCCGTATGGTTTTAAAGCCTCTACGAATAAACGAGCTTGAGTGCCGTTACCGCGAAGATTCCATTTATTGGGACTCTTCGCTTTCATCGGCTCACGAGGAGTCAATGACGCTCCGGTTAAGCTCTCGATCCAGTCAGACACAAATAAAGCTGTGTCATAAGGAACGTATAAAGCCAACTCTACAATGCGCTCCCTGATATAAGGTTCTCCGGTTTGCGTGGATCTACCTCGCTTACGGAGTTGAAGGTTTCCGTCATCCATATAAAGGACAGCTAAACCCTCTAAACCGATATCACGCAAGAACGAAGGTGTTAACACCTTCACACCGTGCGGATAAAGCTCCTTATATAAAGGAAGAAGCAGCTCTTGTTGATTAGACCACCACTGACAACCAGGAAATGTACCTGTTTGGTTAGTGAAGTCTCTTTCCTTAATCGGCTGTTTTATCCCAAAAATTCGATTTAAGCGTCCCACTTTCCAGCGGAGATACTCAAACTGTTTCCTGGAGTGCGACAGCACTAGGTTTGGGTATGTGACTTGATGCCTGAGGCATCCGTCGCCCACACAAACTCCCTTGAGAAAAGATCGGTCGCTTCGAGAGAGCATTCGAGCAGTGTTAGTCGTTGAACCTTCCAACCATTTCTGATTGGCTTGGCTGCTGATTGGCCTCCCTTTCGGGTCCGGCTTTCCAGCAATTCACGGAGTTTAACCTAAAGGCTCTCACCTAAAGGGACTCTAGACTCATGAGTCCAAGTCGTGCACTACAACCGGCTCTGCAGCCATCTCTACAACGTACGCAGGATGCGGACGGTAGAGCTCTGCACCGAGCAGCTTCGGAAAATCATTGTCGACGAACAAAGCGTCAACCTCCGAAGAACTACATACTTAATTTAACTAGAAAACAAGCTGAACAAAACCAGCTTGTCGCATTTTTAGCGGTCAAATCGATTTTTGGTTGCTGGAATTAACAGTAGGCGAATACGTGCGCACCATCGACCTAACACCTTCGGGCAGCTGGTGATAAATGGCCGCGAAGTTGGAGACATACGTTCCGGCTTTACCGCGGTATATGTACCGAAGAGCCGTGGACATCAAACCAGGAGCCGTACTGCGCACCGTTTCAGTGTAGGTTTTGCAGTAAACAGGGGGGTTATAGATCCACGCGGCACGGGATCCTGAGGTGTCGTTAGTCGGATTCGTTAAAATGCCTCCCTCATACCGACCATGAGTTACACCGCCTCCGGTATACCCCTGAGCTGCCGTGTTTTCATCTGGAGTGTTGTATGGCGTGTACGCTTGAGATGCCGGTGCAACACCGTTGAAATACGTAGATTGCCCAGTGGTCCTCAACCCAAATTGAGGTCCATAAGACGTAGAAACTTTTGCATTAGCGATCGTCGAAACACCTAGCGGGCGATACCCGACGTAACTGCTTAAAGCGCCGCTAGGAGCGTAGTCAACATCCGAATAATTGGTCCAATAACCGGAAACAGCGCTTGGTACCGCCCGCCAATCATCTGTGTTGTACCAGAGGCCGCTATTCGGAGCTCCGGGAGTAACAACACCTATGTCCGCTCCCGTATCTACAATTCCAGAGCTGACCACGATATAACCCTCGTGGTTCGGACCGCTCTGAACTTTGTGAAAGCCGCTATCGTACCGCCAATTACTTATAGGCGTATACATATCGGACTCTTACGGTTACATACAGTATAAAACTTTTAAATTCAGCCTTCAGAAACGACAGGAGGCTCGACTTTTGCGCTCAAATCCTGCATATCCGCGCTGATATTCTGCATATCCCGAATATAGAGCTCACGAAGAGCGGTTAATTCAATTTGTAACGCGGAAATCGACTCTGCAGGGGTTGGAGCAGCTTTTGAACGGCGGTTTAAGTTAGCCACGATCAATTTCCTCGCGTTTTTTAGCGAATTTTTTAGCTTTACGCTTAGCCTTCACCATGGACTCTTTTTTCTTTACACGCTCAGGAAGATCGCCTTTAGTTTTTTCCTCATATTCTTTTACTTTATTTTTTGAAATTTCACCGCGCTCAGACATAGCATGGAAAAGCCTACGCTGGCTTTCAGACTTAAAAGGAGCCAATGTACCTTAACGCCCGTTGAAGACGTTCAGAATCCTCGATAAATTCTAACACTCCGTTGCAACGAGAGCAGAGGAGCCCTCTGACTTTATTGGTCTTATGGCAATGATCTACGTTGTAACGAACTGGGATTTGTAGACAAATGAGACACTTACCCTTTTGTTTGTTTAACATAGAATCATATTCTCTCCATGAAATACCATACTTTATTAATAGACCTCGATCAAATTTGACAGATTCCGGCCGCACACAAAAATCACACCATCTGTGTTTAGAAGAGCGCTTTATCTGTTCAGCACCGCAAAATTCACAGTAAATTTGAGCATCTTTAAATATCGGAGATTTTTTAGAACTGAGAGACTGCAGCATATCCGAACGATAATGTTTCCAACGATTTCTAGAAGAGCAAGATTTCGAACAAAATTTTCTTAATCTCGTAGAACGTCTTAAATCACAAAAACTAACACCGCACTCCAAACAAATAAAACCATCCTCATCCTTTCGCATAAGTCAAAATCGTTTTTCGAGAAAAGACTCTAACAAGAAAAAAACCCCGCCTAACAGACGGGGTTCCCCTTGAATCCTCCGAAAGGATACTAGCTCAAGCGTTGTCCAGGAACAACAGCTTGCTACGCAGAGCTTCTGGACTCATTTGAGACAGATAGCGCCAAGCGTTCTCGGGGTTTTGATCCATGGTCTGAGTGAAACCATTCCACTGGGACTCAGGATCAGCGCCGCGGGCACCGCCGGTAGTAGAAGCGGGAACGGCAGGGAACTGATCGTACTGAGGCTCGTACTGCTGCCCGTAGCCATACTCCATTTCGTCGTCCACGGGGTAGACCTCCGTGAAGAAACGATTGGTGTAGTCAGCCAGCTGATCGGGATCAGTCAGAATGTGCTCCATGGCGCCGGCTCGCAGAGCGAGGGCTTCCATGTTTTCGTTCTGCTGAATTAGCGTATCTTCCAGAGTAACGGCGTACTCATTCAGAATCGCAGGGGCTTCAATACCGAAGTGGTTAACTACGGCGCTTGTTTCCTCGCTTAGTTGAGCGGGTTGCGCTTCCGTAGAAGTCGGATAGGAAGTCGGGATTGTATACGCGCTGTTGTACGAGATCTGCTGATCCGTAGGCGCTTGGTACAGCCAGGGTTGGGCCTGTAAATTCTGACTGTACTGTTGAGTATCCTGCGGCACCATTTGGTACTGAGGATACTGTTGTGCCTGGCTGGGGGACGGGGAGATCCGAGAAACCACCCGTTCCAGGCTGCCCATCGCTGCTTCCCACGGGTTGGACGGGGAGGAGGCTGACGGAGACTGGTTGTACTGGTTGCTGGTAGAAGGGGCCGTAACCGGTGTTGCCGGCGACTGCATTTGGGGCATAGCCACCGAAGGCACCCCCTGGGTATTGGCTACCCACTGCGGGTAGGCTGTTGAGCCCATATCCGCCGAGGGTGCTGCCTGAGGGGCCGCTACCGCCGGGGAGACCGGGCTCGGGATCGAAGCTGGGATCTGCTGGCTCATAGCTGCCCGAGTAAGTCAGTTCTTGCGCAAGGTGATCGAACGTCCTGTATAACAGGCCGGTCAGGTTTAGCCGAGGGTCAGCCGCTAAGGGTTGGTTCGGCGCAAGGGGATGTGGCGTCTGCAACATCTGACTTAATAATACTAAAAATTGCTGGAATGCGCCTTGCGTTTGTTGAATCATGCGGAAGGGGAATCCCTTCAACATCTCACCACGTTCAGCATCTGTCTTATCGGGGAATAGATATTTAAGTGCTTCGACGCTATCCACCCCGAGTTCTTGGAGGTTTCGTACGACGATTGACTTCTGGTTAATGTCATACGCCGTATCTTCGTAGACATCGCCCTGGAATCTATAAGTAACATCACGATTTCCGTCAGGAGGCAGACCGTAAACCCCGGAAGGAACATCGTTGTTCTCTAAGGATTTCCTTATTTCTGTTTCGACTTTTGCTTCAAACTTGTTTTGAGAAATTTGATATTTCTCAACAGTTTCCGCTGTTTGTTCTTTAGGAGGTTTAGGGGCTTTCATCCCCGTTACCGCAATAAAGCTTTCACGGAAGATCTCTTCCTGGTGGAAGATGATCATTTCCAACAAACGACAAAAACCGTACGTCAAAAAGCTTTTATTTTTCCGCAAAGCAGTCGCTTGAGCGCGACCCATCAAACCTTTAATTTCTGTTGCAGTAGCACCGGCTGAGATCGAAATCTCATCAACACCGCCTAGTGCCGTACGAATTTCTTCACGAAGCAACAATGCGTAACGATTCATATCCCCGTTAACCGGGTCAGGCGTCATATAGCCCACACGGTCATTGGGTTCGATGTTCGCAATAACCCGAGGAACTTTTAGGCCGCCCAGGGTGGAGCCAGAACCGAAAGGCTCCGACACCCGAGTCGACGGTGTGTCCCGACCAGCGAAACCACTTTGGCTACTGATAGTCGGTCGGAATGTACGTCCTTCATCCGCAGCTTCGACCAGATCACTACGTGGACGCGAACTGATGAGCGTCGGATTACCAAAGAACTCGATGTTCTTGGCAATGTTGCGCATCATCTGATCATGAAGCACAATTTGCTCCATGAAGGGCTCAAACTCACCTTCGCCCTCTGTGCCGCTGCTGTTTGGTTTGTTTAAAACTTCAACAGCTGGAATAAACCCCAGAGTATTGGGGCGGCTGTTTTTAGGAGTAAGGACAGCCCCTGGCTCTAACTCGAAACTAAGTTCTGTATTAGCTTCGAATTCATCAATACGATCATTAGTAATGGAAATACGAACATACCGTTCGTTCATCCCATAACTATCGGAAGGTAGACCTAGTGTCGTGTTGCGAACCTTGTAGCTGTAGATAATTACAACTTCTTCTATATTACCGTTAATATCGTGATATACCCGGTACTGATCTTTGGTGAAAAAGTAAATTTGATATTTAAGTTTGGGGTCTGGTCGAAAATAGAAAAGCCCACAGCCGTCGATAAGGAAATTACGAATAATCGCCGGAAAACGGATATCAAGTTTATTTAAATCAATAAGATCCTGAAGGAACTGCGTTCTAGCTCTGTATGTATCTTGTTCACAGTAGAAAAACAAGCCTTTTTTAATCATCAGCAGTGTCATCTGCTGAATATGACCAAGCACAACCATGGTGGCGGCTTGGCGCGAGCGATCTTGAGTCCTAGAGGCTTCCAGGATCTCAGTGAACCGCTGACGAACGCCCAGAGTATCAGCCGCCATGTCGTTTATAAATCCTATGAAACTTTAAATAAGGTAGAACCCGAGTAGCGCCGTCTTCATTTTTGCGACCGCTTTGCTTGTCGTTTTTGAATCATTTTTTTAGCCTTTTGCTTAGCGGTGGTTCGTTTGGCCTGAGCCGGTGCGGATGGAGTAGTAGACGCAGCCGTGGCCGCAGCTTCCCCAGAAGTGCCGCTTTGGGTAGGCGCACTGTACCCCAAATCCCCGGAGATATTCATCATCGCTCCTTTTAAAACAGCTTTCGGAAGGACCACCGGGTTGAAAGTGGTCTGACCTTCTCGTGTAATAGCTGTGCTTCCTGCGTACACACTGCCTGTAGGCATGCTGACCCCTTGCAGAGGTTGCAGGTTCTGAAGAGCTTTAGCTACACCGGTTGTTGCCGGTGGCCTAAACATCCCCCCTAACAAGTACTGCGAGTTTGAAAAACTGGGACCCAGCTTTCCGCGATTGAATTTATTAACAAGATTGGAGCCTAAGGCCACGCCTTGATCAACGGCGCCGCTCATAACTTCGGCTACGGACTTATTGCTCTGCCTCGCAATTACCTGAGCCTCTCGCTTCGAAAGAGTCGTTCCTGCCTGTCGAATTGCTTTCTTCAAACCCAACCCGGCAAAACGCTGACGCATGCCGGGAACACGGGTTTCTGTCGTCTCAGCAGTCGCAGTTTGAGCGGACGGCACCTCGGAAGTCACGGCAACAAATACTGCTTAACTCTCTCAAGTTTAAACAATTTTTCCGGTAAAAGTTCGTGCGGATAAGGCTCCAAAATATGATCAGTACGACCCAAGGGATCCGTGGCACCAGCTCTTGCACGATACGAATCGATAAAGTCAAGCATTTCCTGACTGTCAGCAGGAGCTACTGCATTAGGTATAACGTCATAACAATGAGAGAATGAAGCAATTTTTCGCTTCATGCGAGCAGCATCACCCATCCAACTAAAGTGCCAGCCAGCATCGCAGTTCCCCACCACGGTGTCATTAGGGTTACGACGGATCTGGGAAGGGGTTTGATCTAGATGCTCGTGTAAAACAACTGTTCCGCAAGTCCAATTATTCGGAGCTTCGTAAGGACTGCCCTCCGGATTGACTACGCGTAAATCTGCGCGACCGTAAAACATCGGCATCGAGAGCCGCACGCAACGGGAAGGATTCTTCTTAGCCAGTTCGACAGCTTCAAGAAGAGCTTCCGGTTTTGGGATTTCGTCTACGTCGCTAAAGAAAAACACCGAGTCAGGGGGTGTCATCCGCATACCCACCCCAAGCGCATCGCGTTGCGCATACTCCCGAGCCCAGGGATTAGGAATATCCTCTGGTGTCGGAAGCTCCACGTGGAGGACCTGAATCTTTTCCTCCGGTAATCCAAGTTCTCTGATGGTGTCAACGCACGTAAAAGGCTTAGGATCGCCTTTAAACGTTCGGTCACCATCTGTAATTATAAAACCATCTACAATATCTTTTAAAAGTTCTATGCGCAGCTCAAGAAGCTCTTTTTCATCAAAATACAAAAAACAATCAAACAGCATGACAGCCTGAAAGCTGTCAGCATATTAGCGCTGAACTGCGGTGTTAACTCCGCCAGAGGCGCGGAAAGCAGGGTTTCCGTTGGTAGGGCGACGCTTCTCGCGAGCGGTCTCCAGCAAAGATTCCTTCATACCGCGAACGTAGTTATTGGCGGAACTTTCGGACGAAGGACGACCAGTTAAAGAAGGAGGGACAGCACCGATATTTGGATTCTCGAACCTCAAATCAGAATCTGGGGATATATCAAAACGACTATCGTCAGTATCTTGAGCTAAAGCAGCCTCTTCTTGATCAGCGTACGCACGACCAAAAAAGTTCGCAGCTTGACCAAAAGGAGTGCGCATGTCCTCAGGATGTCTTCCTTCTAATATACTCAGATGCGCGGCGCCGAGCTTCGCGAGCTTTAGCGGTATTAGGTACCTGCGTATTTACAGGTTTATCGCCACGCGTGGCTCGTTTTTTGGCCTCGTCGGTAGCCCGGCGTTCCGAACGGGACAAGGAAGCCCAAGCAGCTTTAGGCAGATACCGCTCAGTTCGTCCTTTTTCTCGAGCTAAATCCGCCATCACAGATAAGAGTCAGATGTTTGCGTTGGCGATATAGTCCTCCGCGAAGCTGAAGCAAGATTTAATAAATCATCCTTGGTCGCATCCAAAACGCGGCTCCATAAATCTAGACGTCCGATACCATCTGAAGAATCCGCATAAAGCTGATCAAGTAGCTTTTCAGAAGTAGTCTCATCGAGAACATCTTCTCGGAAACTATCTTTACCGCCAGAAAAAAGCTTAGCTAAGTCCGAGCTGCTATAGCTTGAGGCCATTACTTAGACTCCTCTTCATACTCTTCACGAGTTTGCCAATCTTCTTTACCCCAGCGAGAAAGTCGATTAGACGAAGATTTAGCACCTTCGTAACGTCCGCCCGCTTCTTTATAGTACTTAGTCGCAAGCTGCATCGCACGAGCGCTGTGCCCGCCTAATTTCTTGCGTGCTCGGGCTTTTGCGCGAGCCCACTTTTCGGGATCTTTTTTGGTAGCAATTTCAGCCATTAGTAGAGCACGTAAACGTGATCGATGGTGCTAATTCCGCTAATAGAGGTAATTGAGAGAGGCAGGTGAACGTCAGTTCGTATATGCTGAAAAGTAAGAGGACTACTTGGGGAGTCAGCCAGTGTTACAACCAATGTTTTATCCTGACTCTTGTTAGCAGTTTCGACATAAATTCCCCGGCATGCGGGAAAGTTAACGTTAGTTCCTGATGCGTTAACTAAAAAACCGCTTGCGTAAGGAAGGGAAGCACTGAAGCCGTAATATCCCCCAAAAGCTCGAACATCCATAATAAAAAAAGTTCTCAGTGTAGTGTAGTCGATTCTCGCGTCTCTTCGATTAACTTGCTCAAATACCACGCACACTTTTCAAGATCTTCAAGCCCGTTTTTATGCTCTGTGCGCCACAGGTATTTGAGGCAGGCTCCGCGGCAATATGCTTTGAACCCCTCCGCCCCTAAAGCAGCCTTCAAAGCATCAATGCACTCGATAGCTCCTTGCGTATAGTGCTTAGGGTGATGCACAGCATCGTTTTCAGGCAGGATTGAACCAAAAAATCGTTCCACGGTGAGTCTCGATAAACTTTCGGAGCCTGTAAGCGTCGCCTCTGCTGAGCGTTTGATACAAGATTCTTCCTTGGAGCTGGTATCCGACGGTCACAAAGGCAGCGCCTCCGCCAGCCACTTTAAACCAGACTCAACAGATAATCACAGTCTAACAAACTTCCGTGAAGTTCTTTTAACTTTGGAGAATATTTGAGATCATCGTGTCTGATTAAGCCATTGGAGTGTAATTTGTACATTCCGTTTTCTTTTCGCACAGGAACGCAACGTCTGTGCTCATACCCTGAAGGAACACTTTCAAACGTCAACCCCAACGAACTACGGTCCGCGATGGGCCAATTTCGGATCCCAACCTTGGCGTAGCTTTTCTCCGGATCAAAACTGTCCGAACGGATGTAACTTTCAGCATCACTTTGATCGAGGATCATTGCCCCGTAATAGGGATTAGCTAGTTGAACAAAAAAGTGAACTTCACGATCAACAACTAAAAGTTTGGGTACCGTGAACCCGACAGATCCCCAGATACTAGGTGTTTCTTTTGATAGAGAATACGGATAGTAATTATCAAAAGCTATTTTTTGATTCTCAAATACTTCATACCGAACAAAACCAGGCTCCAGACCTAATTGAGCGAGACGCGGCTTCCATCGAGCCCAGTAAACAAAATTGTCCCAAAGGAGAACCATATCATTTTCTTGGTAGATATAAAAGTCCGCAGCACGGTTAAGAACAGCGAGAGCTAAGTCAGTCTTGTGAGCCCAAGTAAGGTACCAATTTTCATATTCAGGAGAAGCGACTTTTATCTCAACAGTCTTAGTTGAGACTGTTTCTAGGATTTTTAATAAGTCCTCAACGCAAGCTTGGGAGGCGTAATCTATATAAACGTGTATGCAAACATCGCAAACAAAAGCGTTATAAGCTCTAACAACGTTAATTAAAGGGTCTATACGACTTAAAGGACTGTGAGCCGTTATAGCAACCCATACTTTTTTGCCCGTCATATCAGGCTCGGCTGGGCCGAGAACTTTTTGCACTGTAGTATTTTCCACGGGGGCAGAATCAGTACTCAATTGAAAACTCCCCTCGACGCTGCAGGAAAGTAATCAACCAAGTGTAAGCGTCTAAAAGATCATCATGCGCTGTGGCACCGACGTTGATCAGCTGATCGAACAAAGCATCGAACTTCCGGTACTTATTGAACGTAATTTTCTTGTTTTCTAGCAAACCTAAAGTTCCGCGGAAGCGCGCGATCTTGTCCCCTCGAAATCCCTTGACCTCGTGAATATGTAAATTACCTAAATCCCTGTCGTTTATCAAAACTCTTCGTAAATCCGCCGCAAGGGAGGCTTGATATGCCACTGATTCAACTACGAGGGTAACCGTAGAGTACGTAGGCATGTACTGCCCGTCGTGTTGCGTCAGAATGCCCCATTCAAGCAACATATCGCACAAAAGATCTATTTTTTCAAGGTTTCCTATAGAGCGACACTGATGCGCGTCGATTATGTAATATTTATCCTTTAAACGACCCCCTAAAACGAAGGCTGTGTAATCGCTGGTCTCATTTTTGCTCGCGGAGAGGTCAATACCGACTGCAAGGCTGTCGAATTCAGTAACAACCTCTCCTTTAACGAGCAAATCAGGCGAAACGACCAAATCAGAGGTCATCACGGGCTGTTGCTGGTACTGATACGCAAAAGCCACGGGGTCCAGCTCTTTCTGACCCAATAGATAATCAGCGGACCACTGTTCAGGCCAGTAACTGACGGGTTCCCCCTTGTTATCGTATGTAATAGCTTCCTGAGTCACCTGTTTCCACCCTTTAGCAGGGATAAACATGGTTTTATGGATGTCCAGAGGGTGGAAGCGGGTCCCCAGACAGATAGAACGACCGCCTTCGAAGATAATCGGTGCAATAACGGACGACCAGTTGTTGTTCATCTCGTCCCGGATAGCCGGGTTCTTAATATCAGCACTGGATTTAATAGGGTCATCAACAATAACTAGGTGTGCACGCTTAGAAGTAATAGAACCCCGAAGACCAGCCGCCCTCAAGGTGAATTCCTCGTCACCGATTCGCGGAATACCCGCATAATCGAAATCAATCGACCAACCGATGTCCGATTGCATGCCGGACTTCAGCTGCACCCGCGGAAAAATCTTACGGAACTCAGGAGAGTCGATCAGCTGCCGAATAATTCGGCTTTTAGGAATAGCCGTAGCGATGTTGTAAGAAACATAGATAATCTGTAGCGGTCTTTGAGCGGTTGTATGCCTACCGATGATCCAAGCAGTAAATAAGTTAAGTACAGTAGACTTAGCGCTGCCACGAGGGCTCAGAATATCGAGATTAGGTCCAGCAATATCTAATAAGTACTTGTTGGATTCTCCCGTTATCAGGTGGTGATGCCACTCCAGCATGTGTTTTGCTGGGGGTTTGTCCAGAATCGTACAAAACGTCTGAAAATCGTCAGCCGCTTTAGAGTAAATAGAATCAAGAGAGTTTACTGTGCTCTCTTGTGCGCGCACAGCACGCATCTGAGCGCCGCGGCGGTAAGCGAAAGTTTCCCGGCTCGGCATGTCAGTAAATTGACAGTGTTGCTATATTACCCGTATCAAGAGGATACCTCAAGAATGGCGAAAGTTCTCTGGTACGGAGACATTTGCAGTAACACTGGGTTTGCACGTGTAACTCATAGTGTATTAGATGTGCTGTGTAAAGAACACGAAGTGACTGTTCTAGGTATTAACTACGCCGGGGACCCTCACGATAAACTCTATAAGATTTATCCGGCGTCCACGTTGCACTGTCCGGATCGATTTGGGATTCCGCGTGTTCCGGAAGTCATCGAGAAAGTGCAACCAGACGTCATCATCTGCCTCAACGACATCTGGGTTGTAAATCAGTTTTGGGAACGCTGTCAGTTCCTAAAAGATAAGTTCAAATTTAAGTTCATCGCGTATTTCCCGGTGGATAGCGAGCGCTATTACCCCGACATGTTGCGCAACATCCCTCACTGGGATCTCGCTGTCACATTTACTGTCGGATCCGCGCATCGGATCATCGATCACGGTGTGCAGGCGGCGAAGTTAGGCGTGCTCCCTCACGGAGTGGATCTCAGTAAGTTCAGCCCGATGCCTCGTGACGAAGCACGGGACAAATTGGGTCTGCCTAAAGACAAATTCATCGTTTTCAACGGCAACCGCAACCAGCCGCGCAAACGGATCGACTTAACGATTCAGACTTTTGTCAAATTCGCGCAAGATAAGCCCGATGCCATGCTGTATCTGCACATGGGCGCGAAAGATATGGGGTGGGATATCATCCCGCTGTTCCGCCGTGAGTGTGAACGAGTCAAAATTGACGGTGCTCAACGCTTAATTCTGACTTCAGAAAACATTAACTACATGCAGGCACCTCCAGATGAGATGCTGAACACGATTTACAACGCGTGCGACGTCGGCATTAACACTGCAGACGGCGAAGGCTGGGGTTTGGTGAGTTTCGAACACGCAAGCTGCCGCAAACCTCAAGTTGTTCCCGCCCACACCGCATGTCTCGACATCTGGGACGAAGCTGCGCAGATCGCAGACATCGCAACGTGGGTTGTCGACAAGGATCTCGGGGTTGAGCGCGGTCTCATTTCCGTAAAATCAGCTGTCGACCGTCTCAACGAACTGTATTACGACAAAAAGATTTACGACGAAGTCGCAGAAGCGTGCTTCGCTGTAACACAACGCCCCGAATACCGCTGGGAATCAGTCTCTGCTGGTTTCTCTGCAGCTATTAACGATCTTCTGGCAGCCTGATGAACATCACATACCGTTTCTTCCACGCAAATAGCGATGTTGTATACCCAATTAAGCGCGAGCGCGAGGGTATACCCAATGTCTATACACAGGCTGAGAACCTAGGGGGCAGCTTTAAGCGGATCCTGCGGGGTCTGCCGGCGCACAATGTCGCCAACTTCAGCCCCAGCATCGCCAAACATCACGGTAAAACCTACATCGCGTGGCGCTCGCAGCCGGAGCCTTTCGGATTCCGGCACGACATGAAGTATTTCTATTTAAACAACCAACCAACCGATATTTACATCGGAGAACTGGCTGACGATCACACAATCGTCGGAACTAAGAAGCTGCGCTCAAAGAAACATCGCCTCAGCTACGAAGATCCGCGCCTTTTCGTAGGCCCAGACGACAATCTATACGTACAGTTTGTCGCTTCGACTTACGCCAGTCGCTACGACAATCGTTCGGACAAGCTATTTAACACCCCAAAAGTTATTGTTTGCCTAGTCAATGACTCATTTGAGGCAGTACAGGCAGCGATTCCGCCTATCGGCAAGAACTTAGTCAAAGGAGAAGCCGAAAAAAACTGGTGTTTCTTTAGTCATAAAGGCCAGTTGAACTGTCTGTACGCCACGCGGCCTCTAACGATCGAGCGCGAAAACGATCCAACAATCACCGTAGATACGGCCGCTCTGGATAGCGTTACACAAGGCTCACCAACGTTCAACTCTTTGCCCCCAATTAATTTGGGTTACGGGCACCTTATTTTTTATCACTGGAAGCATATGGCGCAGGAAGCTTCCGGTAAAACATTCCTCCTGTACCACCTGGGCGCATACATCGTCGATCGAGAGTTCACCCAGATCCTCTACATCGATAAAAATCCGCTCTTTACCGGCTCCCTTAATGATCACCTGATCGTGTGGACCGACTACGCAGGCAATCCAGTATCTGATCAACCTGCTGTAATGCTGCCGTTTGGCGCATATATCGAGAACACAGAACTCGTTATGTCGCTAGGCGTCAATGATGCTTTCATGGGAATCTTCCGATGCCCACTGCACAACATCGTGGCTCGAATGGAGAAGCCTGATCAAGACTTCTCCTCTCGCTCCATCGTCGACCACACCAACAACGACGAATCCTCAAGCAAAGCTTGAATACCGGGCTGACCGTCGAACGTTTGCATAAGCTCGCGAAGACAGCGATCCGCTCCAGCGAGCAGCAAACCTCGGCGGTCCACCCCGTCCGAGATCGCGCGAACTGCTTGGATGTGGGAACGCAGCTCTTTCTGCAGAGCAGAAACCTTAGTCGCCGCCGTGGCGTAATCGAGCATGCCATTCAGGGTCATGCTGCGTACGTTCTGTAAATCGATTTGCAGGCTGTCGATTTCGGTTAACAGGATTTTCCTGAGATCCTCTTTGGGGTACTTTTCCTGAACCCACGCGGTCAGATCGGAAATGCTGCCTGAGTAACCCGGCTTAAGAAACCGGGCATACAGATAAGCCTCGATATCGCTGGTAGCGTTTTTGGCGTAAAAGATAAACGCATCTTTCTGCGATTTGTCGAGTGAATCCAGCCACCCAGCGACGGTAGCCGGATCTCCAATTTTCGTAAGCATCAGGCGAAAGCGGCTTGACCTGCTAGAGCAGCTCCGCGAGCTTCGCGACGAAGAGCCAATTGACCTTCAATCTGAGCACGCTGTAAAGCCATTTGATTACGAGTCTGCTCTTGCTGTTGACGAATGTTCAGGTTCGTCGAAGCAATATTAGACGCTAATTGGTTTTTGCCTTGCTGTGCCGTTTGACCTGCGGCTGCAACCGCTTGCGCAGTAGGCAGTAAAGCTTGTGCTTCCCCGGTCAAAGCAGTGTTAGCCAGATTAGACGCAGCAGTTGCATAGGTTTGAGCAAGATTCCCAGCGGTTTCGAGACCGAGAGTTTCAGCAGCCAAGCGCCCTTTAGCCGCTAAATCCTGAAGACCAATTGCGCTACTAGCGTATTGAGATGAAATACCGGCAAGCATGCCGGCTGCCGTCTGGTCTTTGTTGAGAGAATTTTTAAACTGATCGTATGCGCTTTGGCCACGGATGGTGGTCTCGGCGCCCATAGCCTGAACCCAGGGCTGCAACTGCGCCCCCATCAGGTATTGCTGCGTGGTCAACTGGGTTTGACCAGGAGCTAACTGCGAGTACAGCGAGGCGTAATCAACCTGACCGCCGCCACCAAGAGCGCCGAACAGACTGCCAAGACCGGCAGCCGCAGATCCGGCACCGCCAAGGAAAGTACCAAAGTTGGCTAAACCAGCTAGAGGAGCGGCCATATCAAGTCTTCAGTTGAAAACCGCCAAGCACAGACTGGGCGGCTTGAGTGCCCTTACTGAGAATGTCGGCCACGTTCGCGCTGGGTTGCTGAGAAGCAATCAGGGCTTGCCCCAACAATGCTTGAGAAAGCACGTTGGTTTGCTGAGTCGTCTTAGCTAAATCAGTCCACTGCTTGATACGCTCGAGTTCGATTTCTCGCTTGTAACGTTCCCGAGATTTCTCGGCTCCCAACGCCTGGCTGATAGCCGACGTAGTTACAAACTGACGAATAGCTTCGTTTGTCGCTTCCCGACGAGCCTCGGGAGACATCTGAGTTTGAAGGAGATCAATTAACTCCTCGAACCCAGCCTCTTTACCCGGAGTTTTGACATCCGCGGGGAAGGTGCCGGTCTCGACATCCTGAGCCGTGCCCCAGTCTGTTGCGGTATCCGGCAAGGGTGCGTTAGGAGTTCCCGGAGCTCCGCCGCCGTCCTGCCAATCAGGGCCGGAAGACGGCGGAGTGGCCGGAGTCCTCGCTACAGGAGGTTTCAAACCGGCAGGGCGCGGAAAGCGATCAGGATCACCTTGCCTGAGCTTCAGGTAGCTGGCCACGGATTGAGGGCCGTAATCCTCGCCAGCGTAAATCTTGTAAGGTTGTTCGTTCAGGTACGAAAGAACTGACCCGATCTGTTTCTCTAAGTTATCCTTCTTTTTCTTTTCAGCCGGAAACATCGAGTATCCAACCTCAGCCGCAAGCGCTGCAGGTCCAAACAGAATAGGATTGGCGGCACCCGCAAATCGGATAACGTCCCTGATGTCAGCCATCAAACTGCCCTCGCTAGCTCAGTCAGGGTGTCCGCTGACTCGATTCTATCGCGGAAGGCGATGTTTTTAATGGCAGAATCAAGCAAATTAGAAGCAGCTCCATACTGAGACTGCAGTCGTTGACTCTGTACTTCACCTAATGATTGAACTTTCTGAGATTCGACTTTTGACTGCGCTTCAGACAACGCTCGAATTTTCTCGCGCTGAATGCTTGCTTGAGCCTCGGCTAAGCGAGCTTGAAGTTCAAACTCCCGTTCGGCGCGAATTTTTTCGATCTCGCGAGCAGTCAAACTCCGAGCTTGCGCTTCGGTAAGAGCCGCTTGACCGGTAAATTCACCATCGCGGAAACCGCCCACGAGTTCCTCGCGGGTGGGAACCGGCGGCAGAATGTCTTTTAACCCAGGAATTAAACTAAGGAGATTGCGCTTCAGGCGTTCACTAGCTAGATATTTCTCAGCCTCTAACTGCTGTGCTGGCGAAGTGAAATAAGTACTACGCCCTAAGGAAGTTTCCGCTTGCAGGCTAGTGGGACCTAGAGCACTGCCCGCAGGATTGAATAAAACTTTCTCAGCCCCTTGTGCGGCAACATTAGCCACAAGGTTTGCAATAATGCCTTCTAAAACAGCACTTCCCCCAGAGGCTGCTGCGGGAGCGGCTGCGGCAACAGCAGGAGCGGCCATAGATTGAGCTGCGTAAGAGGGAACCTGAACTAAAGGCTGTCCCGGACCGGGAGAAACATAGCTATACCGAGACATCAGTATCTATCCGGTCGATCAAAAGAAGTCCCGGACGGAGGCTTCTTCGTATAGTTTACTGTATCGTCCTTAGCCTGCATCTGATCTCCACGGTTGCGCTGCTCTTCGGAAAGATACGCAGTTGTTTGAGGGAAATTAGAGGCTAAATAAAGCTTCAAAAACGTATCAGGATCCTGATCCGGAGCATCATTCCGGACGTCATTTTCCCGAAGACGATGCTCAATGGTATTCATCAACCAAGCTCCTGATAACGCACGGAAGCAGGGATAGTCGAACTGGAAGGTGCATTCAGCACGGAATACTGACCGCCGTAATTCGGCATGTCGTATTCAAGAGGGCGCTGACGACTCAGATACTCCCCGCCGTCATCAGCTTGTTGCATCATCTGCTGCAAGAACTGCATAAACATTCCCCGCATCTCGGGATCGTTAATGAGCAGTTCAATCAGCCGTTCAATTTCTCCCTCATCTTCAGAAGAGACAACCCCGGCTGTCAAACGATGGGTTAACTGGTCCCTGGCTTCAGGCTGAGCCACGCGGGGCTGCGGGTTGAGAGACCGGGTCGCAGAAGTGTTAATGCCATCGCCTTCAAACCCCGGCATCGGAGCAGGCGCTTTGTAATAAGAACGCAGCACAGCTGCAGTCATTGGAGCCGCGGCTGCACACTCGGCAGGGGTCTTAGGAACCGGGAGCCCGAGCAGGCGAGCAGCTAATTCATAATCCTGAGGGGAGAACACCGGAACCTAACACCATTGCTACTGTTGACTCCAGTTTAGGCGAAATCTTCAAGATCTCGCCAGGTTGGACATTCAGACTTAAACAAATTCTCTCTAGAACATCTGGAGATGGAATATAGTACTGGTCGTAATATATTTTACGTGTTGTAGTAGGAGATAGATCAGATAACTTGCTTAACTTAAAAGACGTTATCTGACGTCTGTCCAAGATTTCTCGAAGAGTGTTTACGAGAGAACCTTGAGTTGTATGAGAGGAATAGAACGGCATCTCCCTAACAACATGCTGATCCATAAGTTTAATTAAAAATCTGTAATTTTGTAACTAGGGTCCAGGTTCAGCAAATCGATGATTCGATTACAAGCCAACGCGTTTGCTTTAAACCATTGGGCTTCGTTAACGCGCATAGCCTTTCCTAATTCTTTAACGTTACACAGTAAAGGTCTATCTTCGTACACGCTGCACTTACCGTCGATCAACTTCTCGCAGACACCCGAAGCATCGGTTTTGTAAGGAAAAGTCAGCGCAGCCCGGCGCATAACGTAATTTTCCTGTGTTTCAGGGCTCTTTAAAATTCCGCCAAGCAGACGGCAGCCGCCGCAGCCAGTGCAAGGAAACTCCATTACTAAAACCCCAGATTTTTCTGACGGACAAAATGCAAGTCATACGTTGTGAAGTCCAGCGGAATACTCGGGTTGTTGAAAGGAGTTTTATACACGTCACCCTCGATGTGGTGCTGCCACGCTGGTGACCATTTCGCGTGGAGATACTGCTTATTCAATTCATGCGCTCGGTGGATACCTTGCGCTAGTTCAGGCTCGCTGCGCCAGGTCTGAGATCCATCAAGGTAATCTCCAGCAGTCTCCCCGTGATAATACGGAACCCCAACGGACATCACACGCTTCAGTTCCTTGTGCTTGAAGCGCATTCCGTAATCCATATCCTCGCAGTACGCAGGATATAAGTTCTCGTCAAACAAACCAAACTGCTGAACAACCCAATCCTTGATTAAGAAGAAATCCCAACTTCCGTTCTCACCATGCACGATTCCTGTATCCCCGTCAGCTGCATGCTCTACAGCTGCCTTCAGGAAACCAGGCGTAAACATGAGATCATGATTCACAATCATCCAATACGGAGCCGTCATGTATGACTTAACGATCAGGTTCCACGCTCCAGAGCACCCGAGGTTGGCCGGCAGGTGGCAAACAACCACTTTCTTTACGTACCGGTGCGGAACGTTCTTAAGAAGATCTAGTTGCTCTGTAATTTGATCGCGCCCGTTGTTGTTGAAGACGACAAACGTATCGACCGGATAATCGATGCTGTAGAACAACCTGTACACCCAGTGCGGTGCATTAACACAGGCCGTACCGATAACGGGTATAGCGGGCGCGGTCGTATCCAAAATCAGCCTAAAGCTGCTACTATATTAACACTCAGTCCGAGCTCGTGACTACTTATCTCTGGGGTCCGAAAGAATCGCTGATTGTGCCCACCCCGTCCGTCGGTTTTCTGATGCACGACGACGACTCGGGACGCTGTCAGATGCACAACGTCGGAATCCCTGAGCGTCACCTGATTGACTGGGCCAAACGGTTTGCCGACAAAACCAAAGTCTTCATTGACTGTGGCGCCCACATGGGCAGCTACTCCGTCCTGCTCGCAGACCACTTCAAAGAAGTTCTTGCATTTGAAGCACAACGCCGTACGTTCTACCAACTGTGCGGCAACATCTTCATCAACGAAAAAACAAACATCATCCCCAGGCACGTTGCTGTAACCGACAAGGTCCACGCTCATCAAACCGTGACCCTGTCCGTCGTGTCCGAGGATGGCGGCGGTTCAACCCTGCTGATCCCCCGCGAACCCGTACTCCACACGGAGCGGGTGGAAGCCATGAACCTAGATAACTACCATATCGAAGATGTCGGCCTTATCAAACTAGACATCGAGGGCAACGAACTGGCCGCACTGCGCGGCGCCGCCCTAACCCTAAAACGCAGCGACTACCCGCCGATCATCTTTGAAGCCAACAACGACGATTGGTTTGCCCCGCAGAAGAAAGAACTGTTCAATCACCTGCGGGGCTTGGGCTACAACGTGGCCGAGATCCGTCCGTACGACAATATGTATGTCGCAGTGCACGGACCTACGGAAGAATTTTAGAAGCAACCCAAAGTAACAGAGCGCAAACGCAAATATATAAAATAGAGAATCTTATAAATAGACCCAACGGATCTCCAACAAGTTCCATTAAGACACCTCTAAAAGGGTCAACTCGACTTTAGCTTCGTCAAACATGGACTGAGACATTTTAAAACTCTCAGCCCAGCGATCTGGAATCGGAAAATCCGGAGCAACCACGCGTTCAATTCCGGCTTGAATCAACAACGTGCAGCAGTTGCTGCAAGGCAGAAAAGGCCAGACATAGACCGTGGCGCCGTCCAAAGCGACGCCATTACGTGCCGCATGGGCGATGATGTTGGCTTCTGCATGCACAGTGCGCAGCAGCTTCTCGTTCCTATTCGACAGGCGGCCTGGAAGGTCGGCAATACCGTGGGGAAAGCCGTTGTATCCAGTTCCTAAGATGCGGCGATCTCGCACCGCCACAGCGCCGACAGGTGTCGAGGGATCCTTGCTCCAGGCTGCGAGGCTCTTCGCAAGGTCTAAAAAACGATGATCCCAGGACACGTTCAAACGAATGCAACGTTGTCTTTGATATCAGAGTCCAAGGGATAAGTAATCCCAGGAGCCCATTCCTCAGTGCGGGAGGATGTCGAAGTTTCGACAATGTAGAAGCGCATAAGCGCACCTTTCGCATTACGGCGTTCGCCGTGTCCGACAACAACGCCATGCTTATTCGGCAGCGACAGATTGGCTGAGGGCTTTTTCTTGCCCACGCGGGTTCCGATTGGAAATTTCAGACTCATTGTTGTTAGGAATAAAGTAAGTACACTTAGACCCGATTTCGGGGAAATACGCGTAACTTTGACGCGACCTCGGTGTAACAAGGTAACGGTAGCACCGTGTGCGCAGAGGGCATGTCTCCCCGCTGGCACACTTGGTAATGTCAGCCATTTCGCACGGGGTCGTACTGACTACATTCTGCCGCGAATTCGTCACCAGCCTCAGGAAATTCAAAGACACACCCTCGTAGGGACATAAAACTACACATCAAACAGGATGCTTTAGATGCGTTGGTTTTACTTAAGGATTGCTCTTTATCAACCCCGAGAGCATCCCTGAGCTTCGCGACAATGCGTTCGTTTTCCTTGTAGCGGTCGTAGTCAGCTTGCCTAATTTCGAAGACCGTTTCTCGATGCCCGCAGGAAGAACAACCTAAACGCCTTCGGATTGCATCTCCTGTTTTGCGGGAGTCGATAACATCAAACCCCGGTTCCCGGCACTTCGAGCATTTCCGTGTCGTGTGCAGCCACGTCATTTTCTTTTAGATCTTCAGATAAATCATTGATAAGGGCATAGTCACCGACGATGCGTAGAGCACCTTCGTTGTACGCCGCAGCAGCTTCCCGCTCGGTGGCGTGAGAGCCCAGGTAGTAGTGACGTCCTTTGTACCGAAGGGAGGCACGAAACGGACGCTTTGGGTTGTTAGTGACGGAGACGCCGCGATACTTGCTAAAGGACCCAGGCTTCGTAGGTCGATTAGCCAAACTCAGGTAAATGTCGCGGTCGGAGCTTTTACTAAAAAGATAGCCGCCCATGGAATCAGGATTCCTCCGTACTGTCGCATTCCTGCATGGCGTCATAAACCGCCAGGACTTCACGAGCAAAAGCAATGTGAGTGCTGATGGCGTGCACACCCGGCTTAACGTGCGGATAGCTTTCCGCCCAAAACTCAATAAAGAGATCGTTTAGTTGCTCGTCAGTCATGAAGTGTAGGAAGTAACTGGAATTCCTTAACAAAAGTAAATGCGTAAAACTGCGGAAAAAATACGCAAAGTTGGTAGCCGAGGTGGGAGTCGAACCCACACTGGAGCGATTTTAAGTCGCCTGTCTCTTCCGTTGGACTACTCGGCCAGCTTTACCTGCGCAAGAACGAGAACAATAAGGCCCGCGATGGCCCTTCTTTTTGTTTCCACGCACATTAAACACGCGCTTCGTAAACGAACAAAAACAAACAGGACAAATAAATGTACCTATCTCCGCAGGTTTAAGAGCGGCGTGTTTGCGAATGTTATCTGATCTAGATAACACCTGAAGATTCTCCGGCCTGTTATCGGTGAAGTCACCGTTAATGTGGTCGCAGGTTTCCGTAGGCAACAGCGGACGATTAAGTTTTTGCTCAAGCAAATACTTAGGATAACTAACTGTCCTGCGGTTATTGTCTTTAACAATAACTACATGCTGTCTGCCGTCTCGGCGGGTGTAGGGTCCATAAACTGTCATAGACTCACATAGCTTATGTGCGTAGAAAAAAGTGGTGCGCATCGTGAGAATTGAACTCACCTAAGGTCGATTATGAGTCGACTGCATTCACCAGATTGCTAGATGCGCAAAAGGGCTTGCTAAGACTAGGCGAAACCGCCCAGTAAAGCGAGCCTTGTAACAATCAGCTAACAGTCAAAGCCAGAGCAGCGGCCTTTCGGTTTGTCGGTGCGCAAGCAACGTTAGCCCTCGAAGAACAATGGTACGTGCAGTAAGGACCCTTGCGTGCTGGGTTCTTTTCTTTAGCCTTCAACCACGTGCGTAGCCGCGAACCCTTCAGAACAAACCCCGTGGAACAAACAGGACAGACAGCGTGCAGGAATTGATGAGACACGGATGGAGGAATGTGCTTAACGAGTAAAACAAAAGAAAGCAGATAGTGCAAGTGCCGATGCGCACAATCTTAAATGAGATTCACTTGACTTCGCTGGGATACTCTTGCTCAGCCTTGGCTTGGCAGAGAAGTAGCCCAGTGTCGCCACGCATGCCGTCGTTGTCTAAAGCAAACTGAGCCTGGCACTGCCTCTGATACGCGAGGCGTGCTCGATCCGTATCGTTCTTAGGGAGGCTGTTATTCAAAAGCGAAACAGCTGTAACAGCCGCAAGTGTGGTGCCAACGCCAATGAATCCGCAGATAAAGACCGTGGCGACGATCTTCCAGGATTGCCATGCTGCGGCAACCAGCGGAAGATGGGCGGTGTTGAGGTTGATCTTGATGTCGTTAGCCATGTATTGGAGGTAACTCCATGAATATGGTAGCACACAGGAAGCACTAGGTGAGTCTTGTCGCAAAACTCTGCATGCCGAGACAAGACGGCCCTGGTACTATGGTGACTCTAGAGCCCGGTCCATGCTTTTCGAGCTAGATAAAAAGTACCAGATCACACACGCATGGTATCGCGAGCTTTTGGGCTCCGCTCAGCTGCTGTTTAACGAGCCCCGAGCCGAAAAACTGCACTTCAAGCCCGACGAACCCCGCTTGATCGTCGAAATTGGAGTTTACGAAGGCGCATCGACCTGCTGGTGGTCCGATAATTTCCTCGATCACCCCTTTAGCCGCCTGATTTCGATCGATCCGTTCACCGGAAACGAGGAATATCGACAAAATCGGGAAAAATTCCCCACGCTGGGCGACATCGAAGTGATTGCGCGGACCAACGCAGCCAAAAGCAAGAACGCAGGCAAGATCGATATCCGCAAAGGCTGCTCCTGGGACCTGTTTCCGGCCTTAAATGCCGAACTCAAACAGCCAATCGACATCCTGTATATCGACGGAGAGCACACATCGAACGCCGTGTGCCGCGACCTCGCACTTTATTACCCACTCCTGCGACCAGGGGGCGTTTTAATTCTCGATGACTACGGTCATGAGAACGTCCAGCGCGGTGTGGACGGCGCACTCACCGCATTCGGCGAGATCGAAAGCGCTTTTAAAACAGGCTGGCAGCTTTGGTGCGTTAAAAAGTAATCTGCCAATTGTTATAAGGCGTCGTTCCAATGACGAATGACGCCTGCGACAATAAACATATTCGTCACCAAATACGATACAAAGATAAGCGTACGAATTGCTGCCACACGGTCCGCTTCGGAATCGTGCGCCGACGCCTTCTCACCGAGCGCTTTAGCCCAGATCCTCCAAACCCGGCGTCGTTTTCTCATAATCACCCAGGCAGGATTCGAACCCGCATCGCCGATCTCACGTCAAAATACTGCGTCCAGTACCGAGTGAGGGGCCGTCCTATCCGTTGGCTCGCACTGGGTGTAGGGGAGACGTTATCGGACGCCTCCTGAACCGGCGGGTCCCATCCCCGCTGGGTTCGTCAGTAAGGCCAACGAACGCAACCCCTCCGTTTAGCCGGAGACACACTGAGCCCGATGCCGAAGCAGAGCGGGAACCTGCACACTATACCAAAAACAACCTAAGAATCAAACGCCGGGAGTCCGATTGATGAAATCGCGCATGCTCCCGTGTTGCTTAAGGAAGTCCTCGAGGCGCCCGCCGCGGAGATCACGCTGCCGATTCACCCAATCACGGAATTGATCCTGGCTCATCGGCAGATTAGGATCTTCGCCAACAGGGATACCTTGCGCGATTGCTTCAACTGGCGTAGATACAATATTCTGAATAAACTCCTCCATCAGCCCGCTGGCGTCCACGGGGTCGCGGCGCTGATCGTTGGGCAGCCGATAAGGCAGAGTTTCGTACCGCGGAGGGTTGCTGCGCGGGTTGTACGGCATAGTCTCGTAACGAGACTCGTCCATAGCCGGGCGATACTGCAAATTACTTTCGTACGCCACGTCGAAACAAGATCTGCTACAAAGTCAATTCTAAAGGAATCAACGACCGCGTAACAACTCAGACAAACCAAACTCAAGTTTGCCTGGATTAAAACGTTCCTTAGCCAGATCGATACGACGCTGAAGCTCGTTTCGGTTCTGCTGTCGAGTCAGTTCAGCCCGCTGCGCAGAACTCAACGGTTTAACTTGTGCAGTCAACGGACGCGATCCAGTGCGAGAAGGACTGGCAACACCCGTGCGCGGTGCCGTGCCAACAGCCTGACGCAACTTAGGAACGATACCTTCGCCAGTTTCCTGACGAACAACCTCATTCAGCGCCCGTGCGCCTGCTGTCCCCACAAGGCCTGCACCGATACCTGGGGCTAAGGGCGCGGCTAGCGGCGTGGCCAAAACACCAGCAGCAGCTGCAGCAGTAGGTAAACCCTGTACAAATTCCTGCGCCATCTGTTTACCCATAGCTACAGGACCCTGTCGATAACCAGTACGCACAGCTTCAGGGCTCGGGATCAAATCAGCGGCACCTGGGAGTAACGCAGATGGGGTACGACGCAGTCCGCGGGCAAGTTCGCCCGCACCTTTTGCAGCTGCTCCGGCGGGATCCGCGCCAAAAATCATCATGCCGAGCTCGTTGTAGTTTTTATAAGGATCAAACTCAGTCAGCGCCGTCAGCTTGTCGGCTACAAGACTGGCGTTTTCATCTAAAGGATTACTGCCACGCGGAACGGCAAACCCGGAATCCGTGTATTTCTCAAATCCAGGCGTGGAGATACGCAAACCTTCTCGGAAGTTGCGCAGGGTTGGATCAACGTACTTATTAAGCAGTTCCCGTGTGATCGCCGTACGAGCGACCTTAGGCACATCTAATCCACTAAGTAAATCACTTTGGCTTAGATAGTTAGATTTACGCAGGGCGCTGATGATATCAGGCAGACGCGGATGCGCTTCCACCAGTTCGGCAGAAGGAATCTGATTGAGAATATTACGAGTGCTGTAAATCCCCTGGTCCAAAAAGGGAGACTTGCCGGGTGTTTGCTCTAAATCGCGAGCAGCCGTTGCAATATCGAGGATCTGGTCCGGATCGAAACGCATGTCTCGACGGGAACCTTTAAAAGCTGTACTGAAGTGCGGGAAGTTTTCTCCACTCAATTCCTTCCGCACCTTCTGTAAAACCGGATCGCTCATCACGGTTTCAGGTGACACACCTAAGTTACGCACTAATGCGTTGTTCAAGAAGTGCGCCAGCGATTCGTTCGTGGGCGAAACGATGCTCGGTTTGTACGTACCGGGTAAACCCGGAACTGTCACAGGAGCATCCGCCGGCTGGATCCCCATCAAACCCGGCCGAAGGTGACCAAGAATCTCGTGAGCAGGAGACATCAACCCTTGAAAGAAGGGCGTCACGTCACCGCGGACCTCATTGGCGAAAAGCTGCATCTCTTTCGCGGGGTCTAAGCCCACGCTGAAAGCTCCGCCGGGATATTTCCCGTAGTTCTCTGCGATAATCTGCTGCGTTTTTAAATATCCAGGATCTTTTAACTGAACCTGACGGCGTACGGTATCTAAATAGTCAAGATGTTTATCTAAAAACGCAGCGCGAGCACTTTCGTCCGCCGTTTCTTTATCGAGTTCCTGGAATTCACGAGTCAAAGACTCTGGATACGAAGGAATATCCCTGTACATTTCGGGAACGCCCTCGAATTTCTTCAGGCGCTCCGTCCACTCGCGCAGCTTGCCGTAAGTTTCTGCCCGCTTGGACCGCTCAGAGTTTATATCCACCGTCGTAGCCTAGGTTATTAGTCAATTTTAAGGCTAACCGTCCGTAGTTCCCCTAAACCATTTACGTTTTTGGCTGAACCACTCCGCCAACGTGGTCGGATCTTGCGCTCCTTGCAGCTGATCGGACGGATCTGGCTCGCCTAAGTCCATATTTTGCATAAAACCGTCCAAACTATCTGCGGGTTGCACCCCGTTGATCGCCGTACGACGCGCTTTTCGCAGCAAAGCGTCGACTGAGTGGTTGCAGTGAGCCCATTTCTGGATCCACAGCATGTCGTCGAAGGGAACATCATGCCCTTTGGCGATGCGCTGGCAGATAAATTCGACCTTTAGGCGCACATCTGTCGACAACATAAGCCTCAAGCCGATAGTTACAGCCTAGGCACACCTGACAAAACGTGTACCTGACAGCGCTGCGCGCTGGGCGCCTGTTATTATGTTAACACTCCAAAAGGTTTCACGCCAATTTGCCCGCAAAATTTATAGTGGGTTCTCGCCGGCGCCGTCGAGTAAGGCGCCTATATAAAAAAAAGGAAGGTTGCGTGCACGTTGCGTATACATAAGCGCGCCCTGTGTGTCACTTAGCGCTGCGCTGATGTACATTTAGCAATGTAAAGTTGTACATTTATCTTTGTGAAGTTGTATTAGTTCAGACGTACTGGGGTGCACCCTGCGTTTCGTTTCGTTTCATTGCTTGACAGCGCAAGGGATCTCATGGTATTTGCGCGCGCCGCGTGCGGTTCCTGTTATTGCGTGGGAACCCTGGCCCTGTGTGCCAATCCGCAGACTGGCTGAGAATCCCCTGTAGGTGGTTGACGGGCGAACCGGTTATGGGCGATCTTGGGGTCACTGGAGGAACGGGGCGAGAGCCACGCCGCCAGGGCACCTAGACAACCCGAGAGATCCCGCGACGGCCGAACTGGCCCCGCGCGTCTGCCGCTGATGGTAGGGAGTACTTCCCCGAAGTGTAGGCAAGGGCAGGCATGGTGTGCCGGAACGAGAGCGGCGGGATCTTAAAGGTATCTGGGTGAGAGAACCTCGACAACTGAATAAGTGGGACAGGCACCGACGTGGTGATGGCAGGCGAACTAGCGCCGCACCATGCACGGCCCTGATGCGGGATGCGCCGATGGTGTGCGCATCAGCCAGACGGCGGCGGCCGGACTGAAATTAACGCGAGCAGTGGCAGGCTCACCGTCCCACAC